CAATTTGATACTGATACTTAGCAATAATGAGGACAGCAGCAGCAATGCTAGGACCTTCGAGGGAATCAAAAAGAGCATCGTAGATACGACGCAAAAGTACAGAAGGATCATTATCCAAGTTATTGACAGCCCACTTACGAACCTCTTTAAAGTTCTTACCCTTAAGATTTTTGATAAGGTCATGAATGTTTACCTCAGAAAAATTAGCAAGAATAGATGAATCAATCTTACCACTTACAGAATGTCGTTGACACTCATTAAGAACTCTTCTCCAATCAGGAAAGTGTTTATTGATTAATTCAGCGACGACTTTCTTGTCTGCTTCAATATGTTCTTTATCAAGGATCTCAACCAATCTTTTGAAGAACTGTGCTGCGATTGTTGCTTTATGTTTTCCTGAGATTCCAAACTCGATGACTGAACATCTTGAATGGAGGGGTTCGATGATTCTGTTCTTGAAGTTACAGGTGAAGATGAATCGACAGTTCTTATAAAATGCCTCAATATTCGCCCGTAAGAGGAGTTGTACATCATGGGTTGTGTTGTCAGCCTCGTCAATAATGATGACTTTGTGCTGTGCGTCCATGCCTTGAAGTGATACGGTCGAAGCAAAGTTCTTTGCTTGATTCCGTACCGTGTCAAGAAATCGTCCTTCATCGGATCCATTGATGACATAATAATCAACTCCTAGTTCTGCACATAATGCTTTTGCAACTGTAGTCTTACCAATGCCAGGAGGTCCTGACAACAAAAGATTAGGGATCTCTCCCTTCTTGAGAAACTCTTTGAAAGTCTTCTTAGTAGTCTCTGGGAGTATACATTCATCAATAGTTTTTGGTCGATACTTCTCTACCCAAATGAATTCATCCCTCATTAGTTCCCCTCAAAAGCATTGCTGGTCTGACCAACTCAAGACATTTTTCGGCCGTGTTTAGACCTTTCATTTGTGCTACATAATCTTCCCAAGTTGCAAGATCAGTCTCTCCACTTAGGTTAGCAAGTAAATTGATCTCAGCAATCTTCCGAAGAGATTCCTCATCCATCAAACTGACGGTATATTTGACGAACTCAAGAGCGAGTTCTTCCTTTCTTTTAGTCATAATTAAATAAATCCTTTGGATTTTTTCTTTGGTTTGTCAATAACCTCAATAACTGGTGGGTCGAGAATCATATCTCTTTTGTTCCACCAGAATTCTTGAACTTCATCCCAAGATTCGACTACCTTGGAACGTCCATCCGTAAACACTATTCTATAGTGATGTCTGTCATATGGCAAGTCACTTGTTTGAGAAAAATGTTCTACCACGTTTCCTCATGTGTATGAACCTTGCCTTCAATGTGATTGTGTTCGATCTCTTCGATATGAAGATGCTCTAAAGCGTTTGCGATTCTTTCAAGTGAATCTGCAATTCTTTTGATGTCAATAGGATTCATAATTTAGTCAAAGCCAATGCGGTTTTCTGGATGGGTCACGAAGATAATTAGATGCAACCCAAGGCTTGGATGCGATATAACGTTTGTAAGCAGTGAGAGTGTCAATGCTTGTGTCATATTTAAACTCATCTGGTCCTGCAAATGCGTAATCTTGAACATAGTTGTAACATGTGATTGCTTCCTTTGAGAAACGATGAAAGATTTTCTTCGCTTCAAACAAAGTCTTGCGACATCCATGTTCTTTACCGTAACGGTGAGTGTACTCTGTTGACAATGCACACCCATGTTGAATCAACCATGCTGTGTTGACCAGACTTCTGCCTGCCCATTGTGTACATGGATGATTGCGGAAAGCACCTTTACTTGTTTTGTATGGAGTGCCATCTTTCTTGTGTAGGAGATCATCACCCCAATCAAAATACCAATGTGAGAACACAATGGAAAGCATTTGACATGTTTCCAATGGCATCTTGACCACATGTTTGTCAGGTAATACCTGAGCAGACTTGCGTGGACAGTGATCAGTGACAAAGATGTTCATTCTTCTAACCTCCAGCTCTTCCTCATTGTAACATAAGTTTCGCTTTTGGCAACAATATCTCTTACCTTCTTGAATATTCTCGCTGACTCTGCATATTTACTTGTCATATGATCTTCTTCTTGTGGTAATATTTCTTTCGTTCCTTTCTTATACTTTCTACCTGAGTTATGATTTGCATAACGTCTTGCTCTAGTAAATCCCATCTCTAGGAATTTACGACACATATCCATGCCAATAAAATCCTTACCATCCCTATAATCTAGGTACATGGCAAAGATTTTATTAGATGATCTTACTGCTTCATCAGGAGTTTTGAATCTCCAATGAGCACATATATCGTTAGTATAAGGGCGTACCAGTAGTACTCCTTGTTCTCCCCTTCCAATGCGATATAGCTTCCGAGTCTTTGCATTTGAAAAATCAAGACTCTTGTAATCGAGGTCATAATCAAATTCTTTCATAATAAAATAGTAAGTTAACTAAGCTCTTTTTCTTTTTTGCTTAATTGAAATTACGGATATAATTGCTGCGGTTGCAAAAACAACTGCTGCTGACGCAAGAAGATATGTGGGATCAAATACTACGTCGGGTTGTGGTTCCCATGTGCCTGGCAATGTGTAGACACTAGGGTGAGATGCAAAAAACATTAATCCTCCCAAGTTAGATCAGGTTCTAAAGCTATATAGTAAGTCAGATCGTATTCAGATGAGGTAAACTGTGACAAAAGTTTACGAGAGATCTTAACTTCATATGTGCCAGGCACAATCTTGATGTTTTCTACCTTGAAATGTAATCCAAAAGTCTTAGTAGTTTCTCCTACAACGATAGAGAAATCATTAGATGTATCGTTCTTACGATCAGAAACAACCATCTTAATCTCATTACCATCACCCACAACAGAAAGATCTGTTAGATGGTAGACCGCTGCAGCCTTTAGAAGACGATCAAGTTGAGAACTCTTAAGTGTAAACTCAACATCAACTGATGGAAGAGTAATTGATTTCTCAGGAGGAGAAACAATCACACTAGGATCAGCAAAGAAATACTTAGACTTCTGTTTGCCTTCTTTAATGTTGACAAAACTTTGTCCTGTGAAGTTTAGTTCTGGATCTTGGAAAAGACCTAGAGAGTTCAAGAACTGACTAAGATCATAAACACCAAACTCTTGAGGAATATCTTCGTCAATGTTTGCCTCTGCAAGAATGTTCTTCATTACAGAAATAGTTCTCAAGGACTTACCTTGCTTGAACAGGATAGACTGATTGATAGAAGCAAAGTTCTTCAACAGATTGATAGTTCTATCGGAAAGTTTCATAGGGATCTTAGTTGCTGTCGTCATTATGTAAACCAGCGAAGTGGTATAAAAGTGTACAATAGTGGATGGCCTTTAGAATGTCTTTTTCATTCTTACCATCTTTTTTGCCGAATCGTGAGAGGTACTTGATTGCATTGGATCGGCAAAATGCTTCCGCATCTCCAATACCTTCAATGAGATCTAGGGTCTGTGTTCCCTTATCTCCAGTATAGTGTGAACCATATGTACTTGCAATATAGTTCTTTGCATGATCAAGCATTACATGTTCATTATACTTGAAATATGAGAATCTGTCTTCTACTGGTTCACGAACGTAAGAATCATTAAAATAATGAGAATACATATCGTCAATATCTGCCATGTATCTATCGTCATTTGTCGCAGCAGTGTTACCCAAACCTACTGAGATTTCTGGGTCTCTATCTGAGATGTCTTCTGGAACTGATGGAGGCCATGGTGAGCCTGGTGTCCATTCATATCCACCACTCTTTTCAATCCATTCAAGATCAGTATCTCTTTTGTCCTCAACATCACTCCAAGGAATATCCTTATAGTAATCTCCTTGGACTACTTCTTTCTTAGACTCAAAAGGTTTCCTTTTAGTTACTGTCTTGCCACCATCAGGTGACTCATAGATAAACTTATCTTCTGAAGCAGGAGCAGGGTTTCCAGTAAGACTGTGACCGTCCTCCTCCCAAAACTCTTGCCAATCTTTTTCAGTTGCCTTTTTGTTTTTCTTTTTCATGATCGGATAATCCTTATCAAATGTGCCGCCTAGAATTGATGCTGCTAGACTCCATGCGTTAACCATAGCAAAATAGGAAATTGTTTACAAGACTCTCTGCTTTTTCTTTACCAAACTTCCCTGCGAGATATCCTCCTACTGGATCTAGTTTGGTCATGTAAGCATCAAAGTCTTTATATGTACTAGTATCTGTTCCACTTGGCCTTTCTAATTCTACCATTTCCTTGTATTTTGTCAAGTATTGTTTGAACATATCAAGATGTTCGTCTACCTTATCGAAGGTAGTATATCTGACAAATATATTTTCAGAAAAGTGATTGCCCATTTCAAAGAATCGATACTCCTTTTCTGCTTTTGGTAGTCCCTCTACAGAGAACAGATATTTTTCTACAGGATGTTGAAAGTCAAATACAATGATGACTCTCTTCTCTGTAAATCCCATCAAGTCCATACCAAAACAAGGTAGATTACTGCCTGTTTTGGGATAGATGATGGTGTTGTAGATGGAGGATTTATCACTCCATATGTCTACTTCCCTTGACTTAATAAAGTATGGGTTGGTAAAGATCCTAGCGGTTAAGTTAGTACCTTTACCTTCCCACTCTGCCCATGTTTCCTTGACTTTTAGGTCAGGAAAAGTTTCAAACAGAAGGGACTTGTAGTTCTTCCATAGATTCATCAGTTGGTTTCTCACCTCCAAAGTTTACATCTGCATCAACCTTGTCATAAAGATCAAGGAATGCTTGTTTTGTTTCATCATCAAAGCGGTTTACACATACTTCGATTGCCTTCTCTTTGTTCTTCCAGATAGCGTATGCCTTGACGATATGTACAAGACGACGTGTGGAAATAACTTCCTCAACACCACCATCAAAGAAGGTCTTACGGATGATGTCACCCCAATCTACAAGACGCTTGCAGAACTCTTTATCGTCACACAAGTTAGTCAAGATTTTCTCCTCAGTCTTTGGACTAGGATAGGACTGCTCAAAGGTCACTGGGAATCTTTCGAGGAAGGCTTCGTTAAGCACGTTAGTTCCAATAAATCGTCCGTCGTCTGAACCTTTACCTTTAGTGTTTGCGGTTGCGATGACGTTGAAACCGTTAGCTGGTTGGACGTAGCGGCCAATCTTTTTAAGGAAGACTCCATTGCCTTCAAGGATGCTCTGGAGACAGAGAATTTTATTACTTGCGAGGTCGATCTCGTCAAGGAGCAAGATAGCTCCCCGCTCAAGTGCCTCAATAACGGGTCCGTTGTGCCAGACTGTGGAGCCATTAACAAGACGGAAACCACCAATAAGATCGTCTTCATCAGTTTCAATAGTAATGTTTACACGAACAACTTCTCTCTTGAGTTGAGCACAGGCTTGTTCTACACCGAATGTCTTACCGTTGCCAGACAGACCAGTAATAAAACATGGGTAGAAAAGTTTTGACTGAATGATTTTCTTCACATCAGAGAAGTTTCCAAACTTGACAAAGTTAGGATTAACTGCTGGAACCAGATCCTGTTCTACAGGAGGAACAACAGCAGGAGCAGCAAAGGAATTCTCAAGTTTTTCTTTCTTCTCTTTGGCAGTCAAGTTCCACTTACCTTTTGTTGTTTTGAACTGTTGCAGGTATTTTGTCACAGTTTGATATGTCACATCATGCTGAGCGCAATAGGCTTTGATGTGTGCAGATGTGATCTTGTTACCGTAAAGATCACGAAGATTGTTGATTAGTGATTCGGGATTCACTTTAGCTTCAAAAGGCATTGTTTGTTCTTGTCTATGTATACATTATAATGGAATGAGAGGTGGAATCAACCACCTCTGTGCCAGTTTGTCAACTGGTCTATGCGATGTAACTCATGAACTGACCTAGAACTTTCTTGTTCATTTTCTTTGCAGAAAGTGACTTCTTGAAAGCAGACTTGATCTGTGCTTTAGTTGCATCTTCTTTCACTTCAAAACTAGAATCAGAGTTAAGTGCGGATGAGGACAATCCGAAGTAAGCATGGTATCCACCACCATCAGTAATCATGAGAGATTTTGTTTTTCTCCACTGGTTCATGATGGATTGGTGTCTTTCATAATCGAAATCAACGTAACGACGAACGAAACTGTTGCAGTCACGAGTATCAATAACTCTGATACCAAGGAAATTGACTTCTGGAAAACGACCCTTGAGTTGATTGAGTAGTGCAGCAGTCAAATCGTAGTATGCGTCTGCACAATGATAGGTCTTACCGTTTATGTCACGAATGAATACGTTACCATGTGCGGAACGTGTTCCCAAGTATGGTTCTTCACCTGATCTACCTTTGAACTCTTTATGAAACTTGAGAGGATGTGCTTCACCATCAGTAAGAGTGATGCACTGAATCTTCTGAACACCTGTTTTCTTTTTGAACTCAGGAATCAGTTGATTCAAGGAGACAAGTGCTTCGTTCAAAGGAGTTCCAGATAGACCCAAACGATTTGGGCACTGGTAGATAAAATTGCAGTTCCAACGACCACGATTGTCAAGAGAGTTTGTGAGTCTCCAGATGTTCATCATCTGTTTCTCTAGATCTCCTTTCTTACAATCACTTGTTAGAAACTCAACCATTGCGAATTGTGCTTCGACATAAAGTTGACCATCTTTCTTTTCGTGATGATCTGGTGGATACTGCCAATTTTCGTAGTTACCAAACCTATCATAATTTCTCTCTCCACGATTCCACTCATTAGTGAAAGCAAATACTTGGAAAGGAATTTGAACTTTCTTACAGAACCAAATCAAATTGAACAACTGTTTGATTGTATCCAAGAGAACATTACTCATAGATCCAGACCAATCAAGGACAAAGATGAGTCCATGATTTTTACCATCAGGTAGAGTAGTGATCTTTTTGAATAGATCTTCGTTGTACTTGTATGAGTGAAGCTTTGTGCAATCAAGAACACCTGTCTTTGATACTGTAGCACGAGAGTATGCGTCAGCAGACTTGCGGCACTCAAACTCTTTTACAAGATAGTTGACTTCTTTCTGTGCAGAACGACGGAAGAGTCTGTACTCATTGTCAACACTTCCATAAAGATCCATAGGAAGACGATAGTTGTCTGCTTGTTGAATCTCCTGATCATAATGTTGTTGTTGCTTGATCCATTCCTCATTGAGGTATTGATGAACCTCTGCATTTTTGGCAGTAATAGTTCCAAGATTTAGTGTTGGAATGGTGCAGTATTCTGTATCGTAAATACTTGAAGTTTGTTTCTCATTATTCAAGTTTACCAAGTTATCTGAGAGAGTCTTGTCAGTGATAGTATCAAAATCACAATGCTCTCCTCCGATAGGATTGTAATCTGGTTCGTTCTCATACTCAGTAGTATCTTCTCCCAAGTCAGGACGGCCATCTTCAACATCACCATCAGATCCATCGAAAGGAATGGGATCACCTTCTCCTTCTCCTTCTTGATCACTCTTTTCTGAATCAATAAGATCTTCTAGAGTTAGATCTCCACCGCCTTGACCCATATCAAGACTATCCAATGAAACATTTACTTTGACTGGTTCATCAAATGTAGACTTCATGTACTCATAAAGTTCTTGAGCAAGTTTCAGAACCTCATCAAAAGTATTAGTCTCAAGTGCAGCTTCACGGAAATATACTTCATCTTCATCCATAGGAACGTCAACAAACTTTCCAATCTTGTGATGGATATTGAGACGGTCAGGAAGATTCATATCTTCTACGTCATTCTGATCCAACTCAAAGAAATCTTGATCCGCTAGTTCTTTGTATCCCATGTAAAATGTCTTGACGATACCAGCGTACTTACGCTTCATCAACTTCTCAATACGAACATCCTCAAGGATGTTGACGAATGACATAGGAAGATCAGGATACTTGATCTTGAAATTCTCGTTAGGTGTGTAGAGTGCGTGTCCAACCTCATGACCCACCAGAAGGTCGTATACGGTCGCAGAGGCCTTCTCCCACATTGGAAGGGTCAATACTCTACGATCTACATCAAAGGATGCTGTAGGGACTTTCTTGTTCTCGATGATCAAATCTTCGGTCGCAAGTAGTTTAGCGAGTTGACCTTTGACTTCGTAATTAACCTTTGTAAGCATTTGTTTTCTTGTCTATGTACACATGATAATCGACCCTGTGCCAATTTCAACCAACCATGTGCCAGTTTGTCAACTGTCTACCCTGACCATCTCAACGCAGTATCTAAAGCTTTCTTTGCAGTATTTTGTAATTTTATAACTTTACTCTCATATGTAATCGTAAATCCCAGCAGATCTCCTTCGGGATCATTTGGCATACCTACAGGTTGCACAAAAAATATTCCAGCATGTGCCACCGTTCTCCATTCCATGTCAATAAAACCTAAGTCCCTCAAGGCACATTCTAGTTTCAGTGAATGGCATCCATCTAATAGTATCATACGGTTACAAGACCTATGCTACTATGTAGAATACCTCACTTTTGAGAATCCATTCATCTTTTCAAAGGTAATCATATTGTCCAATCTATCTGTCAACTCATCAACCTTATGAGAGATCATAAAGATGTAAGCATCCTTGATGACATATCTGATAATCTTCACAAATTCATCTGTACCATTACTGTCCAGAGAACTGTCAAATATTTCGTCAAGAATGAGTATGTTTGTGGACGATGAGTTCTTCATCTTTGCAATATCACGCCATGTAAACAAGATAGCAAGGTCAATTCGCATCTTCTCTCCCTCAGAGAAAGATTCGTAACTGAATTTCTCATGAATAGGCGACTTAATACACTCATTGAACTGTTCATCCAATGTAAAATTGATATAGAAGTCCATCATCTGAAGATACTTATTGATCTTCTGATTCATGATAGGCAAATACCTCTTCATAATCTTTGCCTTGACACCAGAGTCTTTCATCATGGCGTTTGCAAAGTCTAAGTATTCAATTTCTTCGGTATGATCTGCTTTATTTGTTTCTACTAGTGTTAAATCATTTTTGAGGCCTCTAAGCGTGGCTCTTTCAGTATTTCTATTTGCAATTTGTTCGGTAATGTCTTGAACTTCTTGTTCATAAGTGCGGATTTGTCGTTGGTACTCAGAAATTTTAAAATTGTTGGTAGAAATGTCATGCGTTAGTGTTGAGATCTGCTTAGAAACATCTATAAACCTGGCCTCTTTCTTTTGTTCTTCGTTTATAGACTTTTGAAGTTCTTTGTAAGCGGAGTTAATCTCCTTTACCTTCCCTTCGATATCTCCAATCTTATTTAAGCGAAAGTCTTCCTCTATTTTCTGCTCACAGGTAGGGCATGATACGTTTTCCTTGAAGAACTGGTGTTCTTTAGTAATAATCTTTATCTTTTGTTCAAGTTTACCCTTGACATTATTGTATTTCTTAAGAGAAGATGAAGCAGATGTCAGAGTATCTAATTCTGGTTCATACTTTTCTTTAATGTTCTTAGATGTCTGGTCATTTTCATACATCAAGGATGAAGTATCCTTTAAAAGTGTGTCAATTTTACCTTGAATGTCTTTTATTTTCTTCTTGCCTGTCTTATCGAGGTCAGAAATGAAACTTTTTTGCATTTCAATCTTTTCCTCAATCAATTCTTTCTTGATTGTGAGTTCTCGGATCTCCGTATTCGCTTTACTCATCTTCTCACGGAGAATTTTTGACATTCCAGAGAAAATTTTGATGTCTAGAACGTCCTCTACGATCTCTCTACGGTGAGTTTGACTCAACTGCATGAAAGGAACGAACGTTGCAGCACCTAAAATGGTAGTTTGAGTAAAAGATTTGTAGTTTAGTCTTAAAATATTATCTTCTAAGTGTTGTTGCTGATCATTTGAACTAGCAAATTGATCTTGTTTCTTACCATCAATATAAATTTCAAACAAAGTTGGCTTCATACCTCTAACAATGGTATAAATTTTACCTTGAATCTCAAATTCTATATTAACTTCGCACTCTTTATCATTCACAGTGTTGACTAACTGTGATTTTTTAATCTTTCTGAATGGTTTGTTGTACAAAACAAAAGTCAGAGCGTCCAATATCGTGGACTTCCCTGCACCATTAGCACCAACTATCAAATTTGTAGGAGACTTTTGGAAACTAACAATTATAAACTGGTTACCAGTAGATAAAAAGTTACGCCACCGTATCGTCTTGAATGTTATCATAATCTTTTGGCGGAATCACAATGTCATCGGGTGTGATAATAACGTATTTGTATTTGTGTTTTTTACAGGTTTCGACAGCTAGCATATCATCTATTTCTACAACTGTCAACACAGTGGATTCATCCGCTTCTAGAAGCCCTGCATATCTAGTAGCATCATCTTCTTGCTGAAAAAGATAGAGAGCCTTCTGACCGTCATCATTAGTAACGGCATATGCCCCTTCTCCTTCGTGACCAGCAAGTGATAAGATGTACATTAATCTGCTTCGCAAGCTTCTAAGTAGACTTCCTTGAGAAGTTTTTTGACTCTCTCTTTTTCCAATTCAAAGTCAGAGTCCTCGATGTACTTATTTAGAAGTGTGAGGGTATCCTCAATCTTTTCTCCATCAAGATCTACTTCCTTGTCATTGATCTCGGTATTTTCCACTACCTTCAAATCTATTATACCAGCTTTCAGAAGTTTTTCAAGGAACTTGTCATATTCTAACTGACTCTTTCTGGATCTAACAAATAATTTTACAATCTTATCTTTGTATAGATGTGCTTTGAATGTTGCAGCAGGGGTAGAATCGAAGTAGATCTTCTCATATATTGTATATGGATTCTGTACAAACTCAATCTCTCCTGTTTCAGTATCTAAGATATTGAATCCTCTCTTGTCTCCACAATCATTCCAATACATTTCATAAGGATTGCCTAAGTAAAATACCTGACCATCGTTACTTCTAGTATGATAGTGTCCTGAGAATACAGTATCAAACTTTGCAATAATCTCTTTGTCAATACCACCTTGCTGAGTCATGCCTGGATAGAGTTCAAACCCATGCAACTCTAAATGTCCAAAAGCAATCTTAGCATCAGTCTTTTCAATCTCTGCACAAGTCTCTTTATAATTATCTTCACATATCCACGGTAACATCATTGCCTTAAATCCATTGATGTCATATGTGCCTGGCGTAGAGATAGGAATTAAGTTATCGTAGTGTTCCAGTAAGGAATCAATCGAGTTAATCTCATTCGTATTCTTGTAGTAGATGTCATGGTTTCCTACAAGTTGCCAAACTTTCACGCCCAGATTTTTGAACTTATCATACACATTCTCCCTCGCCCAATTAAGAGACCAGTAATCAATATTCTTACGATTGTCAAAAGCATCTCCCATGTGGATGCAATACTCGATTCCCCTTTTCTCTAACTCAGGGAAAAAGATATCATCATAGAATTTTTTAAAGAAATCGTGAAATGTTTTGCTACCTCGTCTACCACCAAAGTGAGTGTCCGTAATGATTGCTATCTTCATTTACCTTTTACATTCTGGATTGATGTGCTACTCCTAGTGACGTTCTTGATCACAATAAATTTATCACCAGCAAATGTCCCTGCCAGATTAACTTCGATCTCATCACCGTCTTGCCAATTCAAATCACCATTCTTTTTCGTATGGTTCATTGCTTCTTGGATCTGATCGATCACTTCATTCGTTAATTTCATACTCAATTTCAATAACTTTGGATGACCTACCAGTAGAGTTTGCTCTGGTTAGTCTTGTCATAGTGCCACCTAATGACCTAGCAATGTAATCTAATTCTTCTAAACATTTCTTTTCCAGATCCTCATAGGGATCATAATACCTATCAACCCTCATTGATTCATCTTCGTTTGTACTGCCTCTTTTATAGAGTTGTAGTCACTAGAATTACCGTAAGTATCATCAACGTGCATAACCTCATCAAACCCCGACTTCTCAATGATCTTTTCACGGATCTCCATTTGCTTCTTCTCTTTCTGGATCCGACGTAGAAAAGCGTAATGTATAATTTGAGTAAAGTATGCAAAAGGGTTTGTGGACTTCTCTGGATTGAAGTTATGAATGTATTGGACGCAGTTTTCAATGCCATCAGATATCATGTCCTCTCTGAACATATAGTTCACAAAGTTTGGTTTGTATGATAGGTGGGTTGCAATTTTTACGAAACATTCTCCAAGATAGTTTGTGATTCTAGGTTTTGGATCACCCGCTTCCTCCGCCGCTTTTACGTCTGCTTTGTATTGAACGATCGCATACAGGAATTCTTTGTTGTTTACATAGTGTTCGGATCGTTTTCTAGTACCTTTTGCGGGCATCTATATTACCTCTTGTGTTAGTTTTATTATACCTCAAAACGAGATACTTGACAAGTCATATAAAAAGATGTACAATAACTCTGTCAGAGTTCAAGGGAATGCTATGAAGCTTCGCCTTTCTTATAAAGCTTCTCAAGACTTTCTCTGGCCTTCTCGACTGAAATTACATATCCCATCTTCTTTGTTACCTTTATCTTCTCTCCAGATCCCCCATTGAGATTAGAGAAAATAAATTTTTGATAATATTTTACTACTTCTGAGTCCTCGCGTGCCTCAACAACAGTGATGACTCTATCCATAGGAATGATAATGATATTGTCCGTAGGCATACTTCTTAACCACGGCATCATTCTTAGACCTTCATGAGAACCATTCATACTCACCGTCTCGATTTCTACAGGATCACTGATAATCAAAACCGTGCGACCATTTTCATCTGACGGCATGACTTCACCGAAGATTTCCTCTCCTGATACTAATTTGATTGAAGCGTAGAAATCTTCTTCCATTTAGTCTTTCCCTATAATAGTGTTGTTTATAACCAAGTAGTCTATATTCATATTTAGAAAGGATTGAATAGCGTCCTCTGGAGTCTCTACTATGGGTTTACCATTATCATTGAATGAAGTATTCAACAATACAGGGACTCCACTGATTTTATAATACTCTTCTAGTAACTCAGATAAGATGCCTTCACTGACTGTCTGAATCCTACATGTATTGTCAACATGTGTTATTGCTGGAATCTTATCTCTCTTGTCTTTCTTTACCGTTTGAGAATACAACATGTATGGACTATCAATATCTTCCTCAAAATAATCCTTGAGATAGTCCTTAAGTATGACACCAGCAAAGGGTCTCCACTCTTCTCTATGTTTTACCTTCTCGTTTAATATATCCTTATTCTCTTTATATTTAGGTGACATCAAAATGGATCTATTCCCAAGTGCCCTAGGACCGAACTCAGATCTACCTTGATACCATGCAATAATTTTTCCGTCCTCTAAGTATTGTGCAACTTTTTTAATATCCAAACTATCTTTATATTCTGATATATCAATTTGCTTTGGTGTAGAGTATGATTTACCTAAGAAGGCAAGATTTTTAGGAATCTGAACTTCATTCCACATTGATGCACCAAACGCCGCTGCTCCAAATGCCAAACCACAATCACTTACAAAAGGAGTGATGTGAAACTTTCTGTTCTTGAGAGTCTTTACTATTTTTGTGTTAGCATTGATGTTAAGAAACACTCCGCCAGTTAAACAAATTGTCCCATCTAAGTAATCTTCATTTAATCTTAACATTAATTCAGTAAGAGATTCCTCAAAATTGTATTGCAATAACTGAGCTTTGTCCGAAGAAGAAATTGGATAAGGTCTTGGATCCCTCATATCAAATAATACTTCTGGAAAGTGTGATCCAAAGTTATATAACTTTTGTATATGTTTACCAGATCCATATGCTGCAAGACCCATGATCTTTCCAGCAAAAGAACAATGATGTTTTGGGTCCATAAAATCTATTTCCTGTCCGATCTTCTTACAGAAAATATGATGTGACCAGTATTGATATAGTAATCCCCACTCACCATTGAAAGGGAAATACTTAAATTTATTTCTTCTCTTATCAAAGAGAACCATTGAGCATTTTTCTAATCCAAGAGAATATCCATCAGTCCAGTTGTAAGAACCACCACCATCAATTACAATACACACTCCATCATTGGATGGTTGAGTGAATATAGATGAATAAGCATGTGCTTGATGATGAGAAATATATCCTATCTCCGCATTAGGGAAAATTTTCTGTAGATACTCTTGGGGTTCATTTTTTTGGAGACTCATTACCCAATCTTGTTGACCAAGATCCACAAACATGACTAGGTTTATGTCTTCTTTATTGAGACCTTCTAGCACATAGTCTATGGATTTTTCTGGATATCTTCCATCATACTTTAAACCGCTAAGTCTTTCTTCCTGTATGCTACAGATATGTTCACCGTCTACAAATAAGGTTGCACCAGCATCATGTATATAACTTTCTCTATCAGATCCATCAAAGAGGATAGATCCATATATTCCTAAGACTTTCATTTTAAGTAAACAGTTCTAATTTCATAATTAAAGTTCTCCTCATTGTATATTTTAACACGCTCTACCAAATGATTCAATGTGTAGTTCTTTTTACCCTTGACAGAGATGTCGTCTGCGATATCATATAACATTGCTTTGTTCTTACCCTTTCCCTTTCTAAGGACCCTACCAATACTTTGTAGATTTCTAATTCTAGATTTGCTAGGTGATGCAAAAATGACGTTATGTAAGTTTTTAATGTTAATTCCTGTAGAAAAAGTTCCATAAGACGCAACAATGATCGCATCTGCTTCTCTATCGACGATAGATCTAACCTCTTCCCTCTCTTCACTATCAACTCCACCATGAACATAAAAGACTTTTCTATCGTTATCACTGTTGATTAAATTATATAGTGGTTCACCATGAGCCTCTACTCTACTGAATAGGACTAGGGTGTTACCCTTCAAACTTAAAGCAAGATTTCTGATGAATAAGTTTCTCTTCTCATGTTCTATGATATAATTCATCTCTTCCCTGTAATCATCAAAGGGAATTGCTGGATGTTTTAACAATACAATTCTGATATCCAACTTAGCAAGTTGACCTTTCTTCTGTAGATCTGATGTTTGAGTTACCTTGTAAGAAGGACCAAACAATCCCTCCAACACCCACTTGTGTGTTTGCGATCCACTCAGAGTTCCAGTAAATCCGTATCTATACTTAGTATCTCTCATCTTAGACATGATACCAATTAGAGATTTGGACTTGAATTGGTGTGCTTCGTCTCCTATAATCACATCAAACTTAGCAAAGAAGGTCTTATCCATAGTATAGATAGACTGCCATGTTGATATAGTTACACGTTGTTGTGTACTTTTTTTCCTACCTGCATAGACCTTATGACAATATTTCTCGACATCCCATCCATAATCTATAAAGTCCTTATACATCTGTTCTACAAGAGAGGTAGTAGGGACGACTAATAATATTCTTCTCTTTCTTCCTACATGATATCTCGCAACGGCATATATCATCAGGGATTTGCCTGACCCAGTTGGAGATATGATTAATCTTCTATTATATTTGAGTGCATCATACACACCCTCTATTTGATAATCTCTAGGTTTGAAACTAGAAATTGCAGTCATATAATCTTTCACACCTTCTAATGATATCTCCTCATTCTCTTCAAAAGGAGTACCATATGTTTCGTTATTTTTAAACTCTACACTATAATTTGCTTTTCTTGCCCAAGCAATAACTTTGTCTAACAGTCCTACATACAACTCACCTGTTGCAGTAGAGAACAGTCTGATCTTACCATCCCAATGCCTGTTCCTATACTGAGGCATATACTTGGCGCCTGGAACATCAAAGGTAAAGTAATCTGACAGTTCTTGTTGCACATGAGGTTGTGCATCTACAGTAAGATGGACTTCATTCTTCTTGACAATAATAAGATCACTCATAATCCATTCGTAAATCGCTGCCACTCAATGGCATTTTTAATCTGATACGTTCGATTCTGTATAACCTTGAGAATACTATCCAAATAATCTAACATGATCTGATAGTATTCTATCTTTGCAGTACACCTGATAAGGTCTTGATCTGCATCAAAGTATTTGTCTAGGTCTGCTTTTAGAACTTTATAGTCAAAAGGTTTTTCTACATATACTTCTGGTGATGCCTTACCTGTGTAGTATTGCCACTTCTCCTTCTTTAAAATTTTGTACTGAGTTTCCTGAGCTTTCTGTAAGGTCAGGATGTTGGTGTAAATTTTGTAGTATTTTGCGTGTAAAGCGGGTATTTTTGTTGACTCATTGTGTAGTAATTCATTATCAATTATGGAATCTTTATCCCACAAGTCTTGTATAAATTCAAGATTCATCTCCTATTAGACTCTCCACATTAAAAATAGTATATTTAAAAGTAGCAGTCGCTACAATATAATTTATATCAGTTACATCAGCGCTAAATGGAACTGGTGTCAATGAAGTTGGGAACATATCCTTGAAATCAACCTTAGCGATTGTATTGAAACTACTGTTGTAAACTAGTATTGTTCCATCAGATCTGGCAGCGTTTAACAGATCTGTTTGTTGAGGATCCAGACTGATTCCTTCTCTAAGAGACTCAGGAAATCCAAGTGCTCTCATCCACCTCTCAATCTGTAGGTAGTTCTCTAAGTTTTCATCTATAAAGAATTCTACATCCAGATCACCATATTGCAACTTATCGCCAGGAACAGGAATGTCTCTGAGATATGTGCTTTGGATTGCAGCACCTAAAGTTATGTTAGGTAAAGATACTGACTTGGAAAAGAAATCCACCTTGGGTGCTTTCTGCAAGGTGAATTTGAATCCAGCTGGAGACAGAAAATTCCTATTTTTAATTTGTCTATCAAAGAGATTAGGTCCTTTGATATCAGTGTATTCTCTGCTCATGAGTTTTATCTTTATTTATTCAGCGAAGTCGGGGTCTTCACAGACATCTGCAAGTTCAGAAGCCATTTGACCACCTATTTCCGATCCTTGGTTCCCCCCAAACATTGCGACCCAACCAGCAGCAAGCCACCCAACAAAGGGAATATTGACAAAGGCAGGAGCAACAGCAGTCCCCACGCTAGTCCCAACAAGTCGCCCTGTCTGCTTTCCACCACCGACCGCCTCGATACACTCGACCTGTTGGGCAGTGAGCTTTCCCGACTGACTTCCTCCGTTGGTATTGTCTTGCCAGGATCTTGGGTTGGATACTGCTCCTCCTTGATGGTGAGCTCCGTCCATAGTGTACTCCTCAGTGACTCGGATTTTGTTGTTAGCCAATCCCAGAAAGCCACCTTTTATATTCTTATCCCTTTCCACACGCATCACTGTAGGGTCATTACCCTTATAGTCAATGCGATATCCGTCTTCCCCTACTTCTGCTCTATAAGAGGTATAGTCACCCACAGGCAAGTTTATGTTTGGTAATTTCGATCCTCTTTGACTCAACATACCTATCATACCGATATGTGATACGGCAAGGAGACTACCCACAGTGCCTATAGCGATCCACTTCCACTTACTTCCGTTTGGTTGTGTCATCATCTCACACAATATAGTGCTTACTATATAGGCATAAAAAAAGAGACCCATTTGGGTCTCTTAGTAAGATATGTAATATCCGAATTACATAAGGTTTGCAACCTTAACTCTTCTGTAGTAGCGGTTAGCGTTGGAAAGAAGTCTTCCAAGTCCTTGGTTAGATACGTTACCTTCGGCAAATGGGTTTGCAACGATTCCGTAACGAGTCTTGAAGCCAATTTTTGGTTGGAAGGTGTCCTGACCCACTGCACGAACCATCTGTAGAGGAACGTAAGGGCAGTAGAACAATCCAGCGTCATAAGGGTTAGTACCCTTGTAACCAACAACGTAGTACTGATTAGCGTCATTGTTTGCAGCGAAAGGATCGATGTAAACTTTGTACTTACCAGCAAGAGTACCAGCAAATGTATTACCAGTATCGTCAACGTTTAAGTTAGCGTTAAGTGCAGGGGTGTAATCAAGGATTCCAGCCATTGTAAGAGCTGAAGCAACGTCGGCAGAGCAGAGAACCACGTTGCCCTTTCCGCGACGAGTTCTTTGTGCGATTTGGTTCGCATCTCTTTCGATCTGGAATAGAAGTCCTTTGAACTTCTCAACTGACCAACGACCGTTTGAGTCGGTGTCTAAGTCGAACGTTCCAGCGGTTGCAGTGTTGATTGTTGCACCTTGTTCTGCGACCTTGTAGATAGTACGGATAACTTCGCGGTTGATCTCAGCAAGAATCTCAGTTGAGAGAATGTTTGCGAGTTCAGACTCAGCGTTTAATCCGTGAATTGCTTTAAGGTCTTGAGCCAATTCTAAACTGTACTCAGCTTTGAGTGCTCTGGACTTCGCAGTCACAGTAACTTTCTCGATGCTGAATGCCATTTCTTGGAAAGCGTTAGCAGCAGCGTCTCCTAATGCCTCAGACTCACCAGTAACCATACCTTGACCAACAGAGTAGTCAGTAGTAGTTGCGGAACCAACAGGGTTAAGAACGCCTGGGTTAGTGCCGTTAGGTGAAGATGTAGTACCAAAACCAGCGGCAACGTCTGTCATGCCACCTGTAAGGTTCTGAGAGGAGTTCTGTCCAGAGAATGAAGTATCTGGTTCATCGAAGAGAGCCTCAGTTCCACTCTGATTAGTGAATCTGGATCTCATTGCGAAGATAAGTCCTGTAGGACCAGACATTGGTTGAACACCAGCAAGGTCATATGCGACCAAGTTAGGCATTGCACGTCTGATAAGACTAATCAACACAGGGTCGAAACCAGCAACAGGGCCGCCTGCGGCAGATGAACCACTAAATCCACCAGTTCCAGCGGAGTTAGTAGGAGATGCCTCAGTCAATGACTGGAAAGCATTCTCTTCTCTGAGCATTTGCTCTTGGTTTTCGAGAAGAACCGCAGTAACGTTTCTTCTATGTGCGTCTTTAATTGGATCTGACCCTTCGTGATCTAGAAGGGGAGCCCACTTTTCAGTGAGTTGTTGATAGTTGATGTTTTGTTGCATCGGTCTATAAGAGTTGTTTAGTTAAAAATTAATCCAGTTCCTATTTCATACGTCCAAGTGCTTCAAGATATGCAGCCATAGTGCCAGTTGCTGGCTCTACATGTTCTGCTTCTTCCTTAAGTTCTTGAGGAGCGGACGCTGTGGATGTTGTTTTCTTCTGTCCGAAATAAGATTCTTTCAGAGTTTCAATTTTTCCACGATAGGATTCTTCACTTTCAAACTCAACACTTTCTGCAAGAGTTTGTAGTTTCTCTTTCTGAGATACTGCAAGTCCTTCTGCAACGTTGTTGAAGACAGTCTGAGCAGTTGACTCACCAAGTTTTTGGTTAAGTGCAACGTTTCTTTCTATCTGCTCATTGAGCTTGGTCTCCATTTCATCAAGTTTGTCCACCATGTTTTCTAGGACATCATATTTATCTTCAGGTAAGGTTACATAATGTTCTTCAAAAAGCTTTTTCATGCCTTCCATGAAGGATTCAGTCATTTCGGATTTAATGCCTTTCTCGATAGCGATAGCATTTTCCTCCATCCATTCTTGGGCGACATATTCGAGGTATGCGTCTGTTCTCTCAGTGAGTTCGACTTTGATTTCCTCAACCTGTTCGTTGAGTGCTTTCTCATACTCTTCGTTTAACTGATTCTCGATATCTGTGATCTTAGCATTGATAGATGCCTCGAAAATCACCTTTGCCTTTTCTTTGAATTCCTCAGAAAGGTCTTCTCCAGAAAGAAGTGCGTTGACATCTTCTTCGATGGCAGCGTTTAGATCAACTGCTTCAGTTTCAGTTGACTCTTCTTCAGCGACAACCTCTTGGGTTTCGTCGGCTTCCGCCTCTTCGGCGTACTTGGGTGCAGTAGGCATTGGATCAGCTTTACCAGCGTTTTTAGTGATTACGTCTTTAACTTGCTTAATAGTCGCGGTTGGCGTTTTAAGCATGTTGCTGTTGTCGTCAGGCTTTGAGTTCTCAGGCGTAGGACCACCAAGATCTTCAACGGAACCTTGACCATCAGGAACGTAATTGGGAGTAGAGGGCATTGGATCGCCTTTTGCTGCTCCACTATTTACAGCGGTATTAGATTGCTGTGTCTTTACATCCATTTCTTGTAAATCTCCACGGGACATTTTGAACTCTCCGTCGTAAAACGTGTTTAGATATCGTATAATCTATGTTTATTTATTAAATCAAAGATTTGATAAGAAGTTTTGGAAGATTTCCAACTTCTTCTCGTCAAGTTGACCTTGATCTACTAATTTATTTATAGTTTTTTGGGTCTTCTCAATGACTTCCTCCACTGCCTTTTCAGGCTCAGCAACTGCAATCGCAGGGTGAGTCATAGTTTTTTCTTCTACAACTGCAATCTGTGATTGTTTTGCCTTTAGGATTCCTGCCTCCCAAACCCAATCAACTCCCTCCATGATACCATTCACAAATGCGTCTGGTGCTGAAGGATCTGCCACTATATCAGCAGCAGTGGCAAGCATGAAATCTTCACCGACAACTTTATAGCCTTCGCTAGTGTCTTTGAGACTTCCCATTCCTCTAGATGATACTCCAAGAGTAACGCCGTCATTCAATAATGACTGTGCGATTGTACCCATCGGTGTATTGAGGAGTTGTGCTTTACCTACAAAGTTTGTTCCTTCCCTATGAAGGTCTACAATCTTGTGGGATACTCTGTCTAAGTTTACAGTAGGACCTTCGGGGTGACCTAACTCACCAAGAGCACGACCTTTGCCAACAAACGCTTCATTATATCTGCCTACCTCTTTCTCAAGAGTTTCTACAGGATAAAAACGTCCGTTTCTGTTCTTAAGGTTTCCTTGTAAAAAGATACCCTCAATGAACATATTCTTCTTACCGTCTTTTTCTTCGATAAGAACCTTAGCGGTTTCGATCTCTTCAGTGATGAGTTTCATGTTAAGCCTCAGGTTGTTCTTCTTCTACTGCATCATCAACTGGTTCTGCCTCTGCGACAGGTTCTTCAACTTCTGCTGTATCCTCAACAGAACTAGGTGTGCCAGGAGCTTCTTCCTCTTCTGGCTCTTCCTCATTGTTTAGATGAGGATTAGGTCCACCAAACATGTCAGCAGTAACTGCTGGTTTCACTATATCAATGTTCTCTGCAGCCTTATTGTATAAGATATCTTTTATCTTATCATGAATATCGGTTGCTGAACCTTCTTCGCCTGCAGCGATCATATCAAGTAAATCATTATCCATAAGTTGTTAATATAGAATTAGACTAGTATTATTTATATTTCGCCGCCTTCGGGCATCTCTGGAGCTTCTGTGGCACTACCATCTATGCCAGGATCTTCTGGCATTTGACCCATATTTGGATCAGGATTCATAGCACCGCCAGGCATTTGTTCTGGATGAACTCCAAGTTGTAGTTGTTGTACTTCCATAGGATCTGCAAGTTTACCTGACTTGATTTCCTTCTCCATTTGCTTATCGATCTCGATGATCTCTTCATCCTTCTGCTTAAGAATATTTCTACGAACATAGTCCAGTGAGAAATATTTACCAACATAGGGATCAACAGCGGCGACAACACCGAGTCTTTCGTTGATTAGTTCAGTTTCTTTGAGTTCTGCAAAATGATTGTCATACACAAAGTCATACTGAATATGATCTCCGAGTGTATCCCAGTCTTCTGGGGTGACAATGTTTTTTAGAATCAACTGAGTCTTCAACATATCGTTGAATAGATGAGAAAATCTCTTTCTCATTCTGCCAACAAACTTTGTGAACTTGATCTCATCTCTTAAGATCTCAGATGATCTACCAAGATTAAACCCTTCACCTGATCCAGCAATACGAGATTCTGGAACTCCAAGTGATCTGTATAGTTTCTTTTGGAAGTATTCTATATCAGACAATTCACCTAGATTCTGTCCACCAGGCAATGTAGTGATTTCAGTTCCTCTTCCACCTTCACGTCTAGGAAGCCAGAAGTCTTCAAGCATACTCATATGCTTTCTGTCATCACGAATCTCACCTGTACTTGCATCATAAACAAGTTTGTTTCTATAACGGTTCATCACCTCTTTGAGGTATTGTTCCGCCTTCATCTTAGGTAAGTTACCTACATCAATATAGAAGATTCTTCTTTCTGGAGCACGACTCAACCTGTAGATGACAAGAGAGTCCTCAATCATTCTAAGTTGATTGAGTGCTTTGATTGACTTATGTAAGTAAGAAAGAATAGTTTGTTTGTTCCTGTCAACTAAACCTGAGTGACAGAATGTGATAGCATCAGGTGCAATCTTCACTGGTCTCTGTTTAGTAGAGAAAGGAGTTTGACCTATAGCACCCAAGGCATTTTTACCTTGAGTTTGACTAGGATCATACTGGTAATATTCTTCTATCTCTGGACTCTCTAGATCAGCAGGGTTCTGTCCGTTTACCTGTTTGATTGCTCCTCTGAGTGTAGGATCTGTCTTGAGTTTTCTTACTAACTTGATTTTAAGTGGGTCAATATATCTAACTTCCTTAAGTCCTTCTTCTGGTTTCTTGATATCAATTACCTTATGGTAATAGATTCTACCATCAATATACCAGTTCCTTAGAATTTCATGGCACTTCTTATCGAAGTCCATTACTTCTTTAATAGTTTTGAACTCTTCTCTAATGAGATCTTTAAGCTTCGCAGATGCTGGAAGATTCTCCAAATCGATTTCGACAGGAGAATCATTCTGATCTGAAACTATTGCTTCATTTATAATATCTTCAATGGCACTGTCCACTTCTGGATGAAGTGCCATTTCTCTATACCTTTTTATTAACTCGTACTCTGACTTAAATACACCGTCAATATCAACGTACTGCCCATAGAATCCGCTAGACACATAATAGTCTGACGAATCCTCGTTCGATTGGGGTACAGGAGAAACGACGTTCTTATTTTGTTCGTCGTCCTTCTGGATTTTAAATCCAAATAATTTAGCCATTAATCACTACTGGGCTGTTCCCAGTTATTTATAAGTCTTTCTTAAGGACTATTCAGACTGACTGGATACTAAGTCGGAAAGACTGGAAGCACCACTACCTTCACTCTTGTTATCCTTAGTGCCGAAAACGTTTTGTCCTTTACCATTGAATACATCCCACCACTGGACTTGTAGGTCCACTGTGAACTCTTCAATAGAATCTGTTTGATCGTATGAAAGTTCAATAGCACTAATGTTAGTTGGGAATACTCCGTGGAACTTGTACTTTCTGAGAACTGGTAATGGAGCATCAGCAGGCTTAAGTTTGAAACCTTCTACCTCTTGAGCTCTACCTATTTGATTGACAAACATATCCTGTTGATACTCAGATGGTGTTACTTCACCAGTTGCGTTATCATGTTTGTTGATTGCGTTCATCCATCTCTCGAAAGCATCTCTGATTTTGAAATCAGTATCGTTGATGATTGTGATTGTCCAGACATCGAATGTTCTGTCTCCAGCAATCTTCAAATTTCTTCCTCTAAAAGGAACGTCAATTACGTTGATGTTAGATGCAGGGAGGTTTGCAGCTTTTACTAGAAATTTAGCTAACTCTTTAGCACCGCCTGAACTATTCTCCCCAAGAGCGCCTGGGAAGTTAAGTTCAACCTCAAACAAATTGGGTCTAGCACCACCACCGACGAGCTTCGATTTAAAGTCGTCGAGGGTTCTAGTTTCTAGTTTAGGTGTATTGGGATTTGCCATGATCTTTTGAGACCTCTTCTTGTGTATTTAGTAAATGGTTAGTGAGTTAGGCGGAACCAACTACTTCATCGAAACTGATGCCAGTTCTAGTTGCAACAAAGGTTAGACCAATGAAGTTGATAGAACGTGCAGGCTTCACGAAGATGTCTGCCTTAAATGTATTCGAGTCGATAACATCGGGAGTGTTATTACTTTCGTCGCAAATTACAACGAAGTCAGTAATACCTCTCTTTGCCTTGACATCACGGAGATATGGTTCAACGATGTTCAAGAAGTTAGTTCTTGTTAGATCGTCATTGAACTCAAACAACTGTGATCTTGCAGCTCTTTCGATAACACCTTCGATTGTCAAGAACAAACGACGAACGTTGATTCTATCAAAAGCAGATGCTTCTTTCTGTGCAGTCTTGTCCCCGAACAGAACAATACCAGAGCCAGGAGAGAATACCACAGGGTTGATTCTCTTAGGATAAAGAGCGTCTCTTTGTGCTTGAGATGGGTTGTATGCAAGTTTAATTGCATTGTTGATAGTTCCTCTAGTTGCACCAGCGGGTGAGAACCAAGGGAATGAGTTGATGGAAGTTCTTGCCATCAATCCAGCAATGTCACCATTCAGAGGAATGTATCTGAATGTATTGTTGAATCTATCAAATGTATATTTGTAACCAGAGTCAAATACACCGTAAGATGTTGAAGTTAAACTATCGTAGAACTGTATGATGCTTGCAGTTTGGTTATCAGTGTCAGTTTTACCAACAACACCGTCTCTGTAAGGTGAGATACATGCAACGCAATCTTTTCTAGTAGATGCGATAGATAACAATTTGTTTGCTTTAGCTTGTGCTTCGTAAATGGATACACCACTTGAAGGACCTTGAATGATGAAGTTAACTGAGTATTCAGCAGGGTTGTCAAGAACCTGATAAGAACTAACAACTTCACCTAATGTGCAAGCGAATCTTTCAAGTCCACCGTAATCCATTCCATCTTTTAGAGAGAATGTATTAGGACCTGCACCGTTAAAGGTAATTCCTTGACTTGGTTGTCCCCAAACACCAGTTGAATCTACTGTGTATCCACCCAGTGATGTATGCTTCAGACCAAGACCTGGCTGAGCAACACCAGCAAAGATTTGATTGGAGAACTGTGCAATGTAATCTTTGTAGTAGATGTTTGTAGAAGGAGAAATCTGAGCATCAGTAGCCTTGGATAATCCAGTCCACTTCTCTACAATATTACCAGAAGTACCAGTTACTTTACCTGTGTCATCAACAACGACAACATGCACTTCGTCATTCTTAGAACTTCTTTCCTTAGCGTATTCAGAAGTTGAAGGTCTAGAAGCAATCTGACTCCAACGAATAGTTTGGTTTGTAAGTCCAAGAGTTTGTTGATTGTACCAGTCAACAACAGTGTTACCTTCTCTGAGGTAGATACCACTATCGATACCAGACATTACTTGGAATGATGTGTTAGCAAATGCAACAGTTGCCGCAGTGTCCATGATGATAACTGGAAGACCACCAGTTGTTGCATAGGAAACAATAGTACCAGAGTAACTTCCGTTAAGAGATCTGATTGTGTCGCCAGGTGCAGTCTTAAGTGTGTTTAGATCTGATCCAAATGAAATCTCTGTAGAACCAACACCAACTGCAGCGTTGAACTGAGTTCTTTCGATTTGAACAGATTGTCCAGAACTATTAAAGATCTTTAATTTATTTGGATGGTTTACTTGGTAAGCTGCATTTTCAAATTGTGTATAGATTGACTGAGAATAACCTTGGAAAGCATTAATTTCAGATCCTTCCTCGTAATCTACGGCAGTCCAAGTATCTGTAGTAACGTTATGTTTGGAAACAACCTTAACATCAACGAAACCATTACCGATTCCAGTAAGGATACCCTTTAAGTAACCTGTTTGAACACCAACTGTTCCATCTGTGTTTGCAACTTGAGATGAGAACGCAGCGGTAATACCGAATCCAACTGATAATCCTTCTGTACCGATTGCGACTCTTTGGTCAGCCTGTGCGTCAATAGTGCAGATCTTAAGATCGTTTGCCCAAGAGCCAGGTGATCTTGCAGCGTAGTGCCAAGTTGTAGGTGACGTATGATTGTTATAATAGTCTTCCTGTGAATTGACTTGTAAGTCGGTAACTGCAGCACCAACAGGCACGTTAGCGTTAGAAAGTTCTGTGTTGCTGCTTCTTAGTACTCTAAGAACTCCACCGTATGAAAGGTAGGAGGATGCAGTCATCCAGTACTCGTATTGTGCATCGGCAGTATAGGGTTTACCAAACGTTGCAAGTAAGTCAGCTTCGGTCTCGATCAATACTGGTGTATTAACAGGTCCTTTTGCGAAAGGTCCCGCGATAGCACCTACCTGATCAGCAATGCCGTCAATTCTTCCTACGGTTAGGTCAACCTCTCTTACCTTAACGCCTGGAGATACTAGATTAAGCGCCATGTTCGTGTTCCTCTTGGATCTCAGTTGTTTATCTGTTATTATTTAGAAAAATGACCTTTTCTGTGGGGAAATCGTACATGAACCCTCTACCAGTCAGGATAAACGTCTGGTTTTTCTCTCTTTCTTTTCTTCTTTACCCTATCAATAGTACAGGATTTGCACTCATATGAATATGATGATGGCAATACTCCTCTACTCTTTCTGGTTAGATAAAACCCTTCTGTAAGTGGGTATGTCCTATTACAGACTCTACACTTTCTCTCATGCAAGAATAAAATAGGATCGTCTAAGTCCATCAGAGGTAATCCCACATGTATGATCTATCGCCATATTCATCTACATTCCATCTAGTTCCTTCGTTATCTACAAATGATTGTTCTTCTTCCAATCCATCAGCTATGAATCCAAATGGTGCCATGTCTGCCTCTATCTGATCTCTTTGATCATCATAGACTCTCTTTCTTATATCATCGTCAGTCATCTCTTTGAAATAATCTTGCATCACCAACCATGCAAATATGACCAAACACATGGCAAGGTCATCATTACAACCTTCCTCTGCCTCGAACGAGTTTGCTTTTTCGATAAAGGTAGTGAGTTCTGCAATAATATTGTAATCATTGATAAGTAACTTATCAGATTCAATGAGTGTCTTAAGGTTCAAAGCGCCAATTTTCTTCACAGTCTTAGACATCTTGACTCCTAGTTGCACCTTACTACCAGAGAATCCTTGTCCTAATACTTGTCCAGCTCTACCTCTTACAGCAGTCATCAAAACGTTTTCGTATTCTAAATCATAAAAAAGTATCGATGCAATCTGATCTCCTATGTCATTTACCTCACATAGAATAAAAGCATTATTATATGCCTTAGCAAATTCTTGAATGACTGTAGGAAATAACATTGGTTTTATAGTGTTATTTCTATACTTAGCAACTACCCTGTAAGGAAATGTAGTGGTGTCAAAGACAATGAAAGCAGAGTAATCTTTCTCCACACCTCTTGCAACGTCTACCGTAATTGAATAATTGTGTTTATCTATTGGGTTTTCATATATCTCACCGCCTCTCTTTCCAGTATTGATTGGTTCATCATATACCATAGACTTCAACTTAGATGGTGAAATCAGTGTATCAACAGATCCTAAGAACTCACACTCAAACTCAACACGGAACTGTGCTTCTGATGTGTTCTTGATCGTCTGTTCTTTCCACGCTTCATCTCTGCCTGGCACTTCCGACCAGTGAACGTCTGTGGTGACGTATTCATTTCTACCTAGTTCTGCATCATGCCACAGTCGGTAAAAGTGATTCATACCACGAGGGGTAGAAACAATAATTACCTTAGTAGACTTACCAGAACTAATAGTAGGATATACACTACTAAAGAAATCATCTGCTAAATGGTTGGCAACGAACGCAAATTCGTCCAAGAATATAATATTGAATGACATACCTCGAACAGCTGATGCAGAGGTAGATGCCGCAATGATCTTGGATTTGTTTTCCAACTCCATAGATCCTTTGTTCCATGCAATGATACCCTGTTGCATCCACTTGGGCAAGTTCTCATATGCAATTTGTAATCTACCTAGTAGATCTCTGGCAGTCTGAGCTTTGTTTGCAAGAATACCTATAGTTACACTATCATTGAAGATGGCATAGTGCAACAGATAAGATACCACAGTCGTTGACTTACCTGACTGTCGAGGCATCTTACAGATGTTGAATCTGTTATTATGGAAATTATTAACTAACTTCTCTTGGAAGTCATACATCTTGAATGGTACTAGACCTTCATCCAAGTTGATGATCTGTACATACGTCTGTGCAAAATACACAGGATCTTGAGCGCACTTTAAAAACTCAGCAACTTGTTTCTTTGTAAAGTTCTGAGCAACGTTTGCTTTTTTTAGATTAGGGTTTCCAAGGTATTGTACATTATTATCAGGCATGATTTATGCGTCAATTACTAATAGGGGTTTCGTAGGGTCTTTGTCACTGGCATCAAAGTATAAGACTTTACTGCCTGGATATACTTTGTTCAATTCATACTGAACATTCTTTTTTAAGGGTCGTGCTCTTTGAGGAAAAAACATCTGAATGAACTTAGTCTGTCCTCTAAATTGAAAAGTAATAGTATAGGTTGCACCATACTTATTCAATCTCTGCCAGTTACCTTCTTCGTTGATTGATTTGAAACTTTTCATTTGGTGTCCTTTTTCATTTGTTTTAACATCTTTTGTAAGTCAGCAGTGCTTCCTACAAACAAAGAGTTATTAGTAACATTGGTAGTATTCTTTTCTTTGACCTCATCAATGTCCTTCATTTTTTTCTGGAGATCAATTAGTTTATCTGCTGTATCTGCAACGTGTTTGATAAGTTGACCAGCAACCTCATACGCCCTTGCAGAGTCAGACTGTTGTGCAACATCTAATGCACCGTCCACTGCCTCTTGACCTTTCTCTACTAAAGAATACAACTGAGCTCTACTATATTTGTAGTCCTTCTCTACGTCTTCTTCATCAGACTTGAGGTGTTTAGGACTAGTTCTTGTAGGTTTGGCAACAGGTTCTTTCTGTATTATTTCAGAAGAAACCTCTAGTGCCTCATCTATAGAGTCGAAGTTCTCATCTTCAATCATTTTTCAACGTCCCTACTTTGGCTCTCAGAGTAGATAGTTCCATCTGATTTGTAATCTGTGACAGTTTCACCGAATCCAAAATCATCACCAAACTCAACTACCCTTTCGATGATTTGAGTATCATCTTGAGCATTGATAACATTTATAGGAATATTTATGTCATGTGCTACAATTTCACTAGTAAACTCACCTCTCTTAACTGTTAGTCTATTTCCAGATACACCTCTAATCAACATCTTCTCATCATCAATTTGTATGTAATCACCTTTATTGAATGGAGTTGCACTGTTGACATTAAATTCCGTTACTGTGGTATCAATAACCTCATTTGTTCTAGCGGTGTCATCTGTATTGTAATCTTGGACTGCAATAGGAACAGCAGTATATCTTTGTTGCCTTGTTGCGATCTTGATGTTTTGTGTCTCTGAATAGTAATCTGTCTGTACTTTCTTGATAAGTCCGTCACTACTGTTGTTAACAGGTCCGAATAGGTATGTCTTACAAACAAACGATAACGTATATACTAATGCTCTTCTGGTGAGGAAGTCATCCTCATAGTTATCTTCCATCTGGATCCCCTCCAGAGTGATAGGCATATCTCTTTTCTCTCCAATGATATCTACCAAATCAATAGTAAGATTAAATGCTGGTTGGAAGTAAGGAAGTATCTGTTCTAAAATCTGTATCGCATCCTCATTCAATTTTGCAAGGATACTCAGTTGCATATTGATGTTATATGGAACTGGCATGAATGTCTTAACAAGATTTTTAGTCTTCTTATTGACCGACTTGAAAGATTGCATAGTTGATACCTTTCTTGTCGAATCATAATTCATCCCAACCACTTCAAAAGACATCCTTGGTAGAGTAAGTGTTGTACCAACACCATCTTGATAATCTCTACCTTGAGTCACTCTAGCTAAAAATTTCTGCTGAGGTCCATACGACACTGGCACCTTTATAACACTGACTGTCTTTCCTGACTTGTCAGTATGTTGTATTTCTATATTATTAAAGAGTGTTCCAAAAGACACGATTGTCTTCCGAATAATCTCATGATAGAAGTGATTCGTTAACATAATATTAGCACTTTATGAAACTATTTAGAATTCCCCAAAAGGATTTCTTTCTGTGAAGTCTAAAATTTGATCTGCCTCTGTTTCTATTTCGTCATTTGCAGCGAAAGGAACGTCATTAAATTCCTCATCAGTAGAGAGGATTCTGTAACTTGCAGCAGCACCAACGATTGTTTGTCCTACTATAAAGTCACCACTTGCCGCAACAACTTTGAGGATGTTGTTTGCAGTATCCCAGTTAGCAACGTATGCACTTGTGCCTGAAGATACTTGTGTTACTATCTCATCAATTTCAAACTCTCCGAAGAAATCACTTGTTACTGATTGGATACCAACATATGCGGTTGTATTAGTATAACCAGCACCAGCATTACTATATCTAATCTCTGTAACTGTACCAGCAGTGCTAATGATTGCCTCTGCCTGTGCGTTCTGTAAGAGAGGTATTGTCTCGTTAGACTGTTGTATATACACAGAAGTAATACCAACTGTAGGTGTAAACGTATATCCTCTACCACCAGTAGTAATTCCTATAGGTCCTAAAACTGCATCAGAAACTATAGCAGTGGCAGCCGCTCCAGATATAGGACTACCCCCACTGAATACAACTAGAGGTGGTGTTGTATATCCTGTGCCTGGATTTGTTAGTAAGATTCTATCAATAGCTTGATTTGAAATACCATCTCTAGTTGTCATAATTGCAACAGCAGTTGCTTGAGTTCCTATATCTGGTTGTTCGATAGTCATGATAGGAATTGAAGTATATCCCCATCCCTCGTATTCTATTGTCAATGCAGAAACAACTCTATTTGCATCAGTTGTAGCTCTGACTATAGGAAGTTCATTATCTAATTTACGAATGAACTGTGCAGTGGTTCCTGTTTGTGCATCTGTATTCTGGGATGTTTCAGTGCCTGGCACTTGCGATGCAGTAGAACCTCTAAGTGCATTATCACCAGTTAAGTTAATAGTGATGTGGTCTAAGTAACCTTCCCATGATGCAGTTTGTGAAGGAATGAAACCTTGTCCTGAAGCATCAGCACCTAAATTCAGGAGATCGCCTGCAAAGAACATGATTGGGTTTGCAGTATTGAGACTGTTACTTACAGTTCCATTTACAGATATAGTTGCATCAGTATTGTACTGTTCTACTCTGATAAAGTTCCAAGCATTTAGATTCAGTTGTGTAGTATTTTCAATAGATCCAGAACCAGAAGCAAAGATAATATTACCTGTTTCTCTATAGTATATCTTAAATCTATCAGTCCACATGATAGTTCCACCATTCACTGCTGGATCAAACTTAGTTGGATATAACCAGAAACTTAATGATAATCTACCATCACCAGTATCTCTAGCATCTACGTTATTTGTAAACTTAAAGTTAGCACCAATTACATCTGTTATAGATGTATGATGGAGTGAGTTGTTACCAAACTGTATCTGAGCAGATGTAGTTTTGTTTGGAGGTGTAAATGAAATACTAGGAACACTGAGATAATTAGATCCAGCATCAGTAAGAGATACAGTATCAATACCACCTTCAGCGATAGTTACTGTACCAGTTGCTTGGTTTCCTCTGGTTGGTTTGAAGATCTGTACAGAGGGAGTTCCTTTGTAATTACCATCATCTACTAGTTGTATGCGTTGAATTGATTTCACGCCTGGAACTGTAGATGCCAGAGACACATATGCTAAAGCGTTCTCGTTATCATCTCTCTCTAACCTAAGAGTAATCATATTGCCGCGAGTGATGATACCATCATCCACATCTTCACCATTCTTATCAGTAAGTCCATCAGGTAGATCGATAACTTCATCTTCTGGTTCAAAGATCTCACATCTAAACTCATACATGAAGAGTTCATTTAACTGGTAGAAAGGAACTTTTCTTTCAATATATTTGATTTCAAATAGAGCGTTGTCAAGAGGTAGATATATCAAATCTCCTTCATTTGGATGAGCCGCATTTGCCCTTTCCCCTTCTGGGAACTGCTTTATGAATGGAGTAATAAAATCATCATACCTTTCTTTAGATACTACAAGAGTAATCTCATCCTGATCTCTAACACCAAACTTAGTCAGAACATCAGAAGGAGTTCCAAATCCATCTACATTAGTAAGGTATGCTTCCAATCTAAAACTATCGTCAAACTTAGACGCAGTAATCTCTCTGATTACTGTGTTCTGATTGATGATTCTTCTAGGAAGATACAATACATCCTGTCCGAACAATTTTAAGTGTTCGTTCACCAAGTCTTGAACTAGTCTTTGTTCACTTGGAGATCCATGTAAAAAGAAAGGTGATAGAGGCATTTATCCAACAAAGTCTAGGGGTGGCATTGCATACTCTTGCATTAACTTCTCATCGAGTTTTTCTAACTCTCCTACTGCATCGTCATATATCTGTCTACCATTCAGTTCTAATCCGCCAGGTAACTTAACACCAGTGAACTTAATGAGATTCTGACCCCATTGACGTTTGATGAGTGACGTTACATACATCTTCAACCAGTGATCATTGTAAACATTGCTTTCACTTTCTGGGTCTACAACTCTAAAACAGTCTATAATTAAGAAATTATTATCAGTTAGTTCTTTTACATTCAGATCCATGTATAATCTACTGTTCTTCTTATTAAATCTTACTTGAACATCGGGATTCAACATGTAATCTAGAGTTTCTAGATATGATTTTGTCATGGCATAGTTCAATAAATCGATCGCTCCGTAGTAGTATAAATCATTAAGGAAGATCTGATATTTGATATTGAACATACCCGCCGAGATGGTGGATGAGTCCATTTTAAATACCTTATTGACTGCAATAACAGTATCAGGTAGTGGAAGGTAGTTTGCACCCTCTGTATAGTCGATAGAAGCAATGCCGCCAGCAGTGCTGGTTGCAGTTGTAGTAGAAGCAACACCAATCATGGTTTGTTTCTCTTGTTCAGTAATCTTATGCTTTAAGAATACTCTATCAATACCTTCACCATGTCTTTCATGAAACAACTGGATGGCATCGTCGATTAGATCATCTATCTGATCATCGTCAACATTGATCTCAAGAACAGGCTTTCCAAGTTTCCTAAGAGCATATTCTTTCAATCCGTCTTTACTATTGGGTTTTGCCATTCCCTCTATTCATAAGTTCTCCGAAGTATTTAGTTAAGTGAAAAAGTATTTTATCGATGAAGCGGAAACCTTCGCTATCAACACCCCTGTAGACGCAACTGTAGAACTCATGGGATGGGAGGAGTTCCCTGTAGTTTACATTGATAACTTCTACAAGAATCCAGACAAGGTAAGGAATCTGGCATTAAGAACACCAGGCACCAAATGTCCCAGAATACTGGGTGGAGTTCCTGGCGAGAGAGTAGATATGAATATGAATCTTGATCATATGCACGAAATATGGCTTGAAATAGCAGAGAACGTGTATGGATTAGAACAGAAAGATAGAAAGGCATTTGAAATGTCATGTATGAACGTCTCCTTTTCAGTCAATGTTACTCAGTCTCATTATAGAAGAAAAAAACCACATATAGATTTATCAGATGTATCGGACAGGGGATGGGCTGGTGTCGTGTATCTCAACAAACCCAAAGAATGTAAGGGTGGCACTGGGTTTTATACATATAAAGGACAACAAGTTAATCCTAGACAAGATGGAATATGGCAAGAGGAACATGTTTCAGATAGTGTAGGTCCATGGGATCTGATACACCTTGCTGAGATGAAATATAACAGAATGGTAATGTATCCATCAAATGTTCTTCATGCCCCTTATGATAAGGAAGGATTCTTTACTGACGACATATACAGATTAACTCAAGTATTTTTTATACCACTAACATAATGCACAATATTATTCTTACAGGATCAAATGGGTTTATAGGTAAAGCATTTGCAAAAAGAATTGGAGGTGAAAATTTATATCAAGTAGAACAATCACATGCTTTTGAGTTCTTGAATCAGTATGATAAGTGGGATGAGGTAGATTACATCCTTCATCAAGGAGCAATATCAAGTACAACTGAGACAGACGTAAGTAAGATTCACAAATACAACGTAGAGTTTTCAATCAAACTATTTGAAAAAGCAATAGAACACTCTATTCCAGTCAAATATGCCTCAAGTGCATCTGTCTATGGTAAGATACATGCTGACTTTGGATACTTAAAAGGAACTATCAATCCCTTAAATTTCTATGCACTGAGCAAAGCAACTGTAGATTATTGGGTTCTAGATCACATAGATGAGTTTGAATTGATACAAGGATTTAGATACTTCAACGTGTATGGAGAAGGTGAAGAACATAAAGGAGATCAAGCAAGTCCTATAAGTAAGTTTACCAAACAAGCAAAAGAGGATGATATAATCAAACTCTTTGAAGACTCAGAATATGCCTTTAGAGATTTTGTATGTGTAGATGATGTGGTAGATGTTGTCCTAGATAATACGGCAGGGAGCGGCATCTATGATGTTGGGACTGGCAATCCTATCTCTTTCCAAGAGGTTGCAGAATTGATTGCCAAAAAAGAAGGGGCGGAGATTGAAGTAATCCCCTTCCCCAAACATCTAGAAGGTAAGTATCAAGAATATACATGTGCAGATACCTCATGGTATCAACATGATTATAAATCAGTATCCGAATATCTTAAATTACCAGCAACAACTACTCTACCATCACATTCATTTTCTGGCACAGAATGTAGTTCATCTTGAAAAATGACACACATTCCTTCATGTGGTTGAATAATATATCCATCAAAGTTTAAAGGAGAACTGCCTGGCGGAGTAGAAACATAGTAAACAAATGAATACTCACTTTTGCCATGTCTATGTTCGTAAGCAAAATCACCGTAATTATATACAGCACCCCATAATTGATATTCTATTTTATCTGAATCTAATTCTAATTTTTCTACAACCCAATCTTTTAACTTAATAAAAGGTTTAGGGTATGTATTGTATCCTGTATGTTTTTCTACTGCAAGATTAGTAAATTCATCTGTGTCATTAGGCAAAAAATCTATCCATGATCTCAGTTCTTTGTTCAGAGATAAATCAGGATAATCTACAATATCAATCATTGTACATGGGCATATCGTAGTTTAGATTTATAAAAGCAGTTAGTATATACTTGTCGTGAGATATATTAATATTAGATCCGTGTGGGAACATCCAGTTACAGGGGAATATAAGTATTTTGCCTCTTTCACATCTACATCCAATATTCCAATCAGGAAAGAATGTTTCTCCTCCCTCATCCACATCATTTAGATATATGATGCAGGCAAATAATCTAGATATAGTTCCTCCATCTAGTTGATCTACATGAGTTTTAAATATACCTTCTCCCTTTGGATACACTCTGATTGTATAATCTAATATTGCAAGATCTGATGCTGGTAATACTGGTAGTTCGCATCTATAGTTCATGTATGCGTCTTGAATAACTTGTGTCATCAAGTTTGCATACTTATGGTTAGGTTCAAACTGAAATTGAGTACAATTTTTATGATCCTTGTTTACTAACTTACCTTTATATTCACCATCAATAAAATGTTCTACTTTGCCATCATCATGTAACTGTGTGTTGTCCCAAAAATATTTTATTAATTCATCACACTGATCTTGAGATAGAACATCTCTTTCAACATATATCATGTCGGTAATGTTCTCTATCATATAAGATCGCCAGCTAAAATTCTATGTGAATCAGAATCCATATGTTCTGTACTGAACTCAAATAGTTCCGTATCTTCCAAAGCATACATTCTATGTTTTAGTCCAATAGGTACATGAAATTTATCACCTCTTCTGAGGATCATAGTTTCTGCTTTCTCGATATCATCATCCCATCCGTAATATATTTTTATCTTTCCACTCTGAACAAAAAATACTTCGTCTTTTAATTTATGATAGTGCCATGAACATTGTTTTCCTTTTACAATGTACAATAATTTGCCACAATACTTTTCACAGTTGGCGATCCATTTTTCAAATCCCCAACCTTTTGCGACATATTTTACTGGTTCTGCTGCACGGGCATTACGAGGTCTTCTACTTGGTCCCAAAGAACTCATTTGCGTTCACCCCCTTGTCATCTATAAAATAATCTGCATGTGGTTTACCTAGAATCAGAGAGTGATATCTACATCCCCAACTCTTAAGTTGTTGTTCTGTGAGGTCAAACAATAAAGCAGATGCTTTTACACTTGCATCTGGATCATCACCAAATCTACCCATACCACGGGCACTGAAATAAGTGATATGATTACCCTCATCATATAATTTATTTATGACGGCAATACGAGCTGGCCATGATTGTGCTTTGGAGTAATCCCTACCCAATGTGGGTGTGCAGATAGTATTATCAATATCAAAGCAGTACCTCATTTCTTGACCTCCATGTAATAAATGTCATCATACTGAACACTATTGAAGGTTGCAGTAATTCTCAAGCCAGCTTCCTCAACCATTGATCTAAATGTATCAGCACTAGATCCACCTGAGTGAAGTTGTAAACATATTGTACCATTATCTGAGAGTCTTGTCGATAGTTCATTAAACATATCTCTATGAGCATCCCAATTTGCATCTAACAAAATTTCTGACAGGTGATTATCAAACAGGGGTGTCCCACCTAACTTACTCAAAGCTTTTATTGCATCTTCTTTACACTCAAAATGGGGAGGATTGCCTACAACTAGATCTATTTTGTGATCAGATAACACCGAACAAGTATCAGAATGATATATTGTTGTACGAGGAAAGACTCTTCTGTGATATACAGTTTCTACATCTATAAGATCTAATCCATGTTTTATAAATGAATTCTCAGCAGTCTTCTTTGCTATCTCTACTGCTGGTTCAAATTTATCCAACAAAGTTAGTTGATCGCAAACATTAGCTGCCATCATTCCATAACCTATAAATCCAGGTCCACTACACCATTCCATGAGATGATGAACTCTGCCATAGTTTTCTAGAACTAAGTTTAGATATTCTGGAAAGAAGTAATCTCCACCACCATTTGTTTCTGGCGTGTAGAAGATATCAGATCCATCTACTCTAAAAATATATTCAATCTTCGTCTTCATCTATGACTTCCATTTCTAATTCATGAACTTGATCATGAAATACTTTATGCTCTCCGATACGATAGAGGTGTTTCAACTCTCCATCCTTATCTTCTTCTTCTCCCAAGTATTCAATATCAGGACAACTATGTTCACGCAACCACGCTTGCAGTCTGTGGTGCATTAGATCCGCTTTGCCTATCGACAGTTTTTCCATTTTCTTCTCCATATAGTGAGATAATATCACTCCTAGTCAGATAGTAAGCGCCAGGGTGAGTTACTGTAATTGCAGCGGCTTTATTTGCCAGTTCAATGGCCTTCCGCATATTTTTTGTTCTTAAAAATTCATAGACTAACGCTGATAGAAATGTATCTCCAGCACCACATACGTCAAAAACTTTTACAGGGTCGGGTTTAAATATGGTATTATTCCACATTGCGCCATCAGACCCAAGAGTAACGATAAGGTTACTGCTGTCAGGTACACTTTCTGGTACAAGGTCATCGTATTCTTTCTTGTTTATTTTCCAGAATACATTATCTTTGTTGAAAAGTCTACGCTTCTTTGTATCCACGAACACAGGTCTGTTAAAATTGTGACATAGATGCCACAAATCTTCATCGTTAATGTATCCTTTGTCATAATCTGATATAACAATCGCATCAGGGTTCATGTGCATCAACGCCATTTTCAATTCTGCATTTGCAATTCTACTCACCTTTGGAGTTTCATCTAAACGCAATAACTGATAGCCACTGTTAGTATCTACAAATCTTGTTTTGGTTATAGGTTCTCTCTGTGAAAGCAGAACAGTATTGATTCCAAATGCTTTGAGATTTAACTCAGTATTCCCTGCCATTCCAGGCTTTTCTTCAACCTTAGATTTGTCCAACACAGGTACAGGTTGTTCTGGACTCAACCTACTACATTCACCATAGATGTACTTGTCAGTACACTTATCACCTATAACAATTACGTTAAACTGTTGCACCTTACTTTTCTGATAATTTCGGTTGTTGAATAATTTAGGCGAGGTAGATACCTTATCTCTTTGGCAAATTGTCTGCCAACTACATCTCCACCTTTCCAGTCATCTCCTAACAATAGTATATCAGGAGAGTATAATTCTATCAACCCCTCCAATTCTGATCTATCGTTGAAGTAAAAAACTTCATCAATATATTTTATCGCTTGTAACATCGAAATTCTGTCACAAAGGTTATTGATGGGCTTAGTTTCACCCTTATCTTGACGTATCTTCTCATCCGTATCTGTTGCTACAATAAGTTTGTCTCCCAAAGATTTGCCTACTTTAAATAATTCAATGTGGCCTGGATGCAAGATGTCGAAGGTTCCATTGCACCATACTATTTTATTCATTCTAATGTATCTAAATGTGTGATATATTGACTCTGAATAACAGAGTTTGCTTGATTCTCACGCAAATCGTTATTTACAAAATTGAGAAATCTTGGGACTACGGTTAGGTCTTTTTTCCAATACTCTTTGGAGTTAATCTTATCTGTCATCAACTGTAACAACCATACATGCCAGTTAGTGCCATCAAAGAATGATCCTACCTTTCCTGTTTGAGGAGTTCTTATATTGGGATCTTGAATATACTCCTCCATCAATTCTTGCATTGATGATTTCTTATATTTAGATCTAACATAATCCCAGAATTTACCTGTTCTACGGCAGTAAGAATAGTGCATATTGACATAATCTACTGCACTTTCATAACTACATTTCATCTTAGAATCATAGAAAGGTGCCTCTACTTTAGAATCAAAGTATCCACCAAAAAGACTTTCTTCGAGATACTCCACACCTCTAATCATCAGTGCGAGTCCTGTACTTTCCAATGGTTCAATGAATCCAGCAGATAATCCAATAGGAATTACATTACCAACCCAAAAATTCTTGGCATATTGTGGTTTCCAATCAAGTAATCTCATTTCATCTGGTTTGATTCTACCATCCCAATGATCAGAGAACGCTTGTCTTACTTCATCTGGATCATTGATATCTCTATTGAAACAGTATCCTGTTCCTATTCTGGATCTTGTAGGAATCTTCCAAATCCAACCATGTTCTTGTGCAGGGCAAGCAGTATATGGATGTTGTTCTTTTCTATAATCTTCATACTTTACTCTACCAGCAAGAGCTGCATTGATATACAATCTGTCACTTAGATCGACATTATGTTGACCAATAAGAAGTTGTTTCCAACCAGTGCAATCTATGAATATATCTCCAGTAATTTTTGATCCATCATCTAACACCAGTTCTTTTATATTTGACCTTGTTATATCATCAGCATTGCCATCTCTGTAGATATCTACCACATCAGATTGGATATATTTGCAATAAGGTGTAGTATGTCTCATTAAAAATTGTACTAACTTTCCACAGTCAATTTGAAAGGCATAGGAATCATGTACATAATTGGTCTCAATCTTATTCTTCAAAGAAGAATTATACATTGGTGAGATATCTTTCAGATCATATTTTTCTTGAAATGACTGCCATATATCATACAAAGGTGTTTTTGATTCACCTACGCTTGTGAACGAAAATGGATGCCAAATTTCTGCATCTTCATGTCCCCAGCCAGGAAATAGAATACCAGACTTAAATGTTGCATCTACTTCTTTCAACCAATCTGTAGGTTTGTATCCCATCATCTTCATGACATTTGGGAAACTAAGAAGAGTTGCTTCCCCCACACCAATTCTTTCTGGTTCGGACTTATCAATAATTACAACCTCAAAATGATTTGCCCATCTACGAGCAAACCAAGATGCAGTAATCCATCCAGCAGTTCCGCCGCCAACAATAACTAATCTTTTAATTCTTTTCATATTAAGTTACCTGATAATACGCATCTACCATTATGATTACTAGGAGGGACGCAATGTGGGAGATCGTTATCCCATATCATACAAATACCTTGGTTAGGATACATTGTAGTCTGTTTACCTTTCATTGGATCTTCAGCAAAAATTATTGATGAACTATTTTCTGGCACCTGTATGTAATAAACAAATGAGTATCTAAAATCTCCCATATGTAAATGCCATTTTATACCACCACCATCATAATACCAAACTCCCCATATGTCTTCTAATATAGTATCTGTTGTCTCTTCTATCCACTTTATAAATCTTTGAACTGATAGTGAACTTTCGATTCCTTTTGCTATGTGACAATTCTCAGATCTTTCTGCATAACTCTCTGCTATAGGAGAAGTAACATTAAGAATCGCCCCCATTAATTCAGTGTTATCTTCTTGATATGGGTATGCGTATTCTTTTATTTCCCTCATCAGTTCTTTACTTCGATCATGAGACCATATTCAGGCAGATAGAGGTATTCTATCAAACTGTTTGCAAGAGTCCTTAGAGCGTCGTCTAGGGTCTCCACAAGAGGTTCTCCGCCTAGGTTGAACGATGTGTTGAAGATAATAGGGCATCCTGTCTTCTCGTAGAAGGTATTGATTACATTATAGTAATTTGGATTTACTTCTTTGGTAACAGTCTGTATTCTACATGTATCATCAACATGAATAATTGCTGGAATCTTTTCTTTGATTCCGTCCTGACATTTAACTGCATACATCATGAATGGAGTTTCATCCATACCACGAAGATCGAACCATTCATGAACATGTTCTTTGAGAATAGAACCAGCAAAAGGTCTGAAGTATTCACGACGTTTGATAGTATTGACATGATCTTTACCATCTGGATCTCTAGGATCATACATGATTGATCTATTACCCAATGCACGAGGACCTGCTTCTGACTTACCTTGGAACATTGCAACAATATTTTTCTTCATAATCAAATCAACTACGTCTTCATCCGTTGCCTCAAAGATTCTAGTTGCATCATAATAGTTAGCAAGATCTGTAATATATTCTGTATCGTATTCATACTTAGGTCCATAATATAGATCGGTAATGATGGGTTTTACCTCCTTATCTTGTGTCACTTTATGATAGTGCCAGTATGCAGCACCGATTGCAGTTCCAGCATCATTACTTACTGGTTCCACAAATAGATTAATACCTTCACCTTTTAATTGTTCAAGATACCAATAGTTTGCAACACAGTTCAATCCATATCCACCAGAGAGAACAACATTCTTTTCACCACTCATCTTAACTGCCTTACGAATCAAATCCAGAACCATCTGTTCTGATTCTACTTGAATCGCATAAGCCATATCTCTACGATTATCTAACTTCGTAATATCTTTTACTGTGCTTGGATCTTGAGGTTCTCTCAATTCTGTAAATCTACCTTTGTTTACTATTGCTCCATTAGGATAGGTGGGTACAATAAGATCTCTATTGGTAGTAGTCCAATCACTCATACCATCATAGTCGGTGTAGATATCTGGTATCTTTAAATTCTGTTGACCATATGGGAATAGTCCCATAGTTTTTCCAGCTTCAATCGGAGCCCATCCACAGTATTGTGTTACTGCTTCGTATGCCTTAACAATTCCAGCAGAGTCATCTATAATCAATTCATGAGTGCCTTCTTCATCTTCTCTTTCAGATGGGAAATTAGGTATTTTTGCAGCACCCCAAGGACCTCTACCTCCCTGATGTTTGTATAGAGTTTTGAATTTATCGGGATAGGCACAATTAATAATAGTTTCCAACTCCCATGTCATTTCCTGTTCACCATCAATCTGCATAGGAATGAATGTCCCTGCACCGTCTACTATAACGGATACTGCACTCTTAAATCCAGATCTATAGAAAGCACAAGAAGCGTGAAGTTTGTGGTGAATATGACTGTAATCTACAACTTGAGGATGTTTGTAAACATCTGCATTACGATCAATGAGACCTAGTTTTCTTGCAAGAGCAACGTAGACAGGTTCTCCTGTAAAGTCATTTCTCCCAGCTTCATCTAAAGGTTGCGTGTGTGCAACTACAAGATAATCAAGTGTATCGGTATAATCCAATATCTTAATCATGGAGGCAAAAGGACCTCCATCATATTTCTTTCTTGATAATCTCTCTTCTTCAATAGAGAAAACTAATTGTCCATCTTTCAGTAGGCATACACCAGAGTTGTGACCTCTAGCGATTGCAGCAATCCATTGTGTCATAATCTCAATCTTTCTTTTCTATAGTAATTGCGTTATCTTTATCGGATTTTAACAGATTTTTAATTTCAGATTGGAAACCTTTCTTATTCTTTGGTTTTTTTGGTTTTTGTGGTTCCATAGTAAAGGTAGGTTTAGGAGCACCACTCATCAAAGGATTAGTTGTTTGTGTTGCAGAAGGATTCCAATTTGGAGGTGAACAAGATTGTCCCTGATTTGGAATTAAGTTATTTAAACCTGATTGCATTGGTGATGCAATTCCTTGTCCCATCTGTGGTTGCGTTGGTGCTTGTTGTTGAGGTGAACAAGATTGTCCCTGCTGTTGTGGGGGAACGTAAGTACCAGTATATGATTTTGGTTTACCTAATCTCTTCTTACAAGATGCAATGATTTCATCAATCTGTTTCTTACTTAGTTCCATCGCTTCATCATTGAAACGATCTACTCTCTCATCCATTGCAATTCTGATAGGAGCATACTCTCTACGACCATCTCCCACATCAATAATATCAAAGTCCTTGTGGCCTGGATAACTAATGTTCTCTGGGTATGTTGAACCAATCACAACAGTTGCAGTCTTATCAAATGCTCTTGCAATGTGTTGACCCATACTGTCACATCCTAAGAAGTGATCAGCAATCTCAATCACACCAGCCCAAACTCTCATATCTGAAATTTGAGGTCTAGCAATAGGATATTTGTCTTCATTTTCCTCGGTTGGGAAATGAATCTCACTCATCACAATCACTCCATAGTCTTTCTTAAGAGCGTTGATGATATCTACAACTCCTGTAAGAGCCATACTTCTGGAAGTTGGATCTGCAATAAACTCTCCCATCTGTTCAACAGATCTACCAAAAGGTTGAACAACAATTACTTTGTCTTTTTTAGTAACAGATTTGATTTCTTCAACGATATTATAGGCAGCAATACTCTCTGTTTTATTGAGATGAATTGTAGGTTTAGGAAGTTCTCTGGGTTCTTCTAACCCATTGATTTCCATATCATATGCTTGTGCTAGATTGCACTTCTGATTGTAATAGTGCCATACTCTGTATGGTTCTGGACTCTCGCAATCCCTTTGTTTAACGTGTTCTTGGAATACTCCTTTATGCCAGTGGTCGTAAACCCTACTATCTAATGTAGGATGCCCTTTGAAGAAATCAGTACCACCTTCACAAATGATGACAAAATCATCATGAGTTTCTGCATATTTTTCAAATGCTGGTATTGAACTTATTACTCTCCCTGCCCCACCATTGACGAAGAATGCTTTTGATCTCATAGTTCTCATAATTCCTATAGTATATAGTCACATAAAAAATACCTGTGCCAGACGAGGATATTCCTTGAACATCTTTCGATTTATGTCTGCTCCGTGGGTACATTCAGCTTCATACATTACCATTCTATTATATTTCATTGGACATGTAAATGTTATATCATTTCTTATGTTGTAATCCCCATAAGCATGATCTTCCATATATTTGTAAAAATCTGTTCCTCCCTCAGATTCCTCATCCTTGTTCAGATAAACTAGAGCAGCCCAACTGGAATCTGCATCTTTATGGTGAGTAAAACAATAAACTGTTTTATTGAATCTTTCGTTTATATCTTCATTAGTTGTATGATTGACCCAGAACTTTTGACTGTCCCATCTATAATCAAACATTCCCTCACTAAATTGCAGATTTGTCCACTCTGGATGTTGGCAGAGTTCTTTGAAAACTGGTTTCAGATTCTCAACCATGTCTGGCCTATCTTCAACAACTCTCGTTCCTATAAGACCGCCACAATGTTCTTTGTCACTTTTTCTATCACACGATAACGCATAATCCCTGACTTCATCAGGATTTTTGTAGAAATCATCTACTACAAATACCTTTCTCCACTTGTAACCAGAGTCATTATATCTGTCGTAGTCGTAGCATCTTTTTATTTCAGTAATTGTGACTGGATTTACTTCAAACATGTAATAAAAAAGATCCCCTTATTAGGAGGATCTTAGTGATGTAATTTATATATAAAACTAATTTAGATAGAATTAGGTGGTTCCCATGCTTGTCCAGTTTCTGAATCAGGGTCTCCTTGGTGAGGAGGATTTTGGAATCCAGGCTCAATGGGGAACATCAAGTCAGCGAAGTTAGGATGAACGCCAGCAGCAATCATTTTGTTAGGAAGATCTCTCAATGACTGACGGTATGCTTTCCACTGATCTTTAAGTGCATCGGGCATATCTTCTGCAATCTGGCCGTCACTATTAGAAAGAACACTGTCTCTATGCTTTCTGACATGTTCCCATGTCTTGTCCTCATCAGTACCGTTTAACTTCTCTCTAGGAGTGAATTGACCGATAGTAATGTCATCAGGTCCAGCACTGCCAGGATTTGCAACTCTGATAGTATCCCAGTTGTAGATGTCATCAGGGAAGAGTGTTGAAGAATATGTGAACTGAGGATACACACCTCCATCTACATCTGGAGAGCCAGGATGGTTGAGATCTGTACCAGCACCTCTGTCTTCTTCTTTCTCGTTTACAACGGGTCCTCTTAACTGACAGATGAGTGTGTGTAGATCAGATCTAGCACAATCAACTTCATACCACTGAACTACGTCAGCTGGTTTTGGACGACCATCTGCGATGTCATCTTCTGTGAGAGGTCCGTATACCTCTTTTCCTTCTGCATTGATTTGCAGAAAAATCTTGTCGGGACCATCATAAGTTTGGTCTCTCTGGTTTCCATCAGACATAGAGTGGTCTGAAAGGAAAGCGTTCGGAAGATTTAACTTCCACTGTCTTTCGATAATTTTTGTTGCCATTTTGGATTTCTTCGGGTTTACTCCTTCGGGACTATTTATAAAAAAAGAGGGTCTATGACCCCCTTTTGAAAAATTTTCTTGTTCGGTTTAGACGTAAGTGATCTTAACGAGTCCTCCTCCACCTTGTCCGCCTTGTCCACAACACCTACCACAGTAGTTACTGTTTGCACCTTGACCACCGTGTCCGTATGGAACTGTCCAGCAACCACAACGCATCCAACACTGTCTTTGTCCGTATGAAACACCAAGAGTTCCGATGAATGGAGCACCTGTTGGTAATCCTTCATTATAGAAACAGTGACAGTTGAATCCGTCAGGTCTGTATGAGTTACCACCGTGGTTACCCATTCCGAAGTCTCCTCCGTGAGCGCCAGGTTGCATACAGCAAGTATGGAATTCTGAATAACAGTTTGCAGACCAGTCACCAGTTGCACAACCTCTAGTACCACCTAAGGCACAGAAGTTAGAGAGGTTATATCCATTTACATAGGAGTTACATCCGCAACACCCTGTACACTCTCTAGAACAACAACGGTAAACACCAGCAGCACATACAGTGTATGAACATCCAGCAGTTGTACTAATAGTTTTAGTATTGTAGTATCCACCACCAGCACCATGCCAGTTTTGACATCTGTTACATGAACACGCACCGTGTCCATTTCCCCCAGAACCCCAGATTTCCCAAGTGATTCTTGTTACTCCAGTTGGAACTTGCCAGTTGCAACAACAGCCAGGTGTGCAATAACATGGATGACCATACACCCATTTTACACACCAGTTAGAGAATGAACCAGCTTGAACTTTTGAACTACCGATCGTTGAATCAATAATTCTCTCGTTAGTAACTTTTTTATAACTTGAATAAGTAGCCATTTCTTCCCCTTAGAAGTATGTAATTTTGACAAGTCCGCCACCGCCAGTACCACCCTGACCGCAACATCTACCACAATATGTAGACATAGCACTTTGTCCGCCGTGACCGTAAGGTACGATCCAACAACCACAACGAATCCAACATTCTCTAATAGACTGAGTAACTTGTGTACCAATCAACGGTGCAGAAGTAGGTCTCTGACCGTAGTGATAACAGTGACACCAACCTCTGTAGGTATCGTGTCTAGATACAGACCAGATAGAACCGTGGTTACCAATTCCGAAGTCTCCTCCGTTTGTACTGGGACCTCTACAACATGTGTTAACTGATTGACAAGAGGTTGTCCAACTTGGGTTAGCGTTACCTCTACATCCTCCGATAGCACAGAAGTTAGATAAGTTGTATCCATTTACATAGGATGAACAACCTATACAACCATAACACTCTCTAGAGAGACATGGGTAAACACCAGCAGCACAGATACTATATCCACAATTACTATTGGTTGTAATCATTTTGGAGTTATAGTATCCTCCACCACCAGATTGGAAGTGTTGGCATCTGTTACATGAACATGCACCAGTACCATTTCCTCCAGCACCCCAGGCCTGAACCCACATGTTGTTCACACCTGTTGGTACTGACCAGTTGCAGCAACAACCTGGCGAGCAACGGCACATTGTACCGAATACCCATTTTACGCCGTAGGTACAGTTCGGAGATCCACTAAAACTAGTAGCACTGAGGATATTATCCTCTAATTGATCTCCATTAATTTTTTTGTATGATGAATAACTTGCCATTTCTGTTTAATTCCTAGACGTAAGTGATTCTTACAACACCAGAGCCGCCTTGACCGCCCTGACCACAACAACGACCACAGTATGTAGTCATAGCACTTTGACCACCTGTTGCATAAGGAGCAGTCCAACAACCACAACGTGACCAACACTGTTCAGCCATAGTCTCAACACCTTCCGATGTTAAGAATGGAGCACCTGATGACATTGTGTTTGTAACCGCACCAGTACAGTGACAGTTCCAGTGACCTGACCAACCTTTTTGGTGAGGAGACATTGCGAAATCTCCACCCCATGTTCCAGGCGATACACAACAGAAGTGTCTAGATGTACATCTAACTGACCAATCAGGGTTTGCACAACCTCTTGCACCACCAATAGCACAGAAGTTAGATAAGTTGTATCCATTTACATATGAGGTACAACCTTGACATCCGTTACATTCTCTTGAACAGCAACGATAAACTCCACCAGCACATACAGTATATTGACAACCAGCAGCGGTACTAATTGTCTTAGTATTATATGTACCTCCAGAAGGAGCTTGGAAGTGTTGACAACGGTTACATGAGCAGAACCCATTACCGTTACCTCCAGCACCCCAGAGTTCGATAGTTAACTTACCTACACCAGATGGGACTTGCCAGTTGCAACAACAGCCTGGTGTGCAATAACATGGATGTCCGTAGAACATCTTGACACAATAATCAGGGGTCACACCCGACGCTAACTTCGAGATTCCGATGGATCCCGAAGTTATTTGGTCTGATCTTACTTTTCTATATGATCTATAGTTGGCCATTTACGATCCTTAAGAGGGGTTGAATAAAAACATAATATAAAGGATCTCAAATTAGATGGAGAAGATTCTCCAACCGTATGTAGAACCAGAGTAAACGAGGGTAAATGCAGCACCTTCAGTTGAAACTGTCAAGTCAGCATTGTCACCTTGAATTGGTCTACCGTTTCTTCCACATACAAGTGCGTTAGAATCAAATGTCTTCGCAACGTCCATGAAAGTAATTTCGTCACCTAAGTTAGGTGATCCAGGCAAGGTCAATGTTACCTGACCACCACCTGTGTTAACAAAGTATGTAACTCCAGAAGTTACAGATGTACTTGAGGAAACTGTACTGTATGTCTTAACACCAGGCTGAATCCATGAAGTACCGTTGTAGTACTCAAGAGCACCCAAGGTAGTGTTGAATCTCAACGCACCAGTGTTGAACTCGTCGTCGATACCGCCTGGTCTTTGAGCAGTTGTACCAACAGGAGGTGTCATTGCCTTGATACCCATTGAACCGCGAGTTAAGAATCCCTTAACCGCAAATTCTGTAGGACATGCAGTGTTAGAGTTACCAGCGAGTGTCTCGTCAGAGGAGAATTCGTTGATCGCCTCACCAACCTGACCACCAATCGCACCAAGTCTCAATTCTGTCAAACCAGAAAGGTTGAACGCGGAAGCATCCAATGTAGCACGACCAGTCAACTGGTCAACGGAGAAGAAGTCTCCAACTCGGAAGTTACCACCTTGGTCGGTAGATACGAAGAACACCTTACCAGGTCCGAACACGTTAGTTTCTTGACCTTGGATAACGTTCGCCAAGTTGACGTTTGGATATCCAGTTTCAGTCTTGTTACCAGTACCAACTGCGAGGAAGTCATGTCCTGTTAGTCTTGCCTGTGAGAACAGTGTTCTGATTTGAATATCAGATCCTTGACCAGAACCTAAGTTTCTAGTATCCCATGTTCCTCTTGATTTCTCAGGAGAGATTGTCAGAGTTGCACGATTATTGTAGACAACTTGTTGTCCAGCACCCGATCCTGCCTGCCACTCAAAGAAAGTGGATGCGACGGATACGCCCGTAATTGTGTTAATGATGTAGAATCTATCATCTGCACCATATAGTGATGTTTGGAATCCAATAGCATCACCGATTAGAAGTGTTCCAGATGTTTGGTCAACTTCTAGAATTGTACCTTTTTGTCCAGTTGTGGAAGATGCAGCCGCACCAACTGTGATCGAACCGATACCAGAACTCTGTTCTGCACCAGCACCGAACCAGACGATTTCACCGTCTACGAATCCAGTTGTACCGATACCAGCGTTACCGTAACCAGACTGATACTTGAAGTAAATCTTATCAGCAGAAATCTGATCGTTCAAGAACCATGCAGTTGCCTTAGATGTTTGTCCGAACATGGTAGCACCAACTGAAACTGTTCCAGCCTTAGTTGTACCTTGAACTTCCATCATGTCACCGAAGACTTGTGCAGTTCTTGGAACTTCATCAGTTGAGAAACCAGATGAGATAACACCGTAGTCTCCGTAAGAGTTGTTTCCACCAACACCCCTGATTCTTGATCCACCACCTGAGTAGTAACCCCACTTAGCGTAGTATGTGAAACAGGAAACGATTTCAGCGATTGCACCCTTATCAAGAATGTAACCAGCACCATCAGATGCAACGTGCGTGAACGCATCGAACACCATTGATTTTGCACCAGTGTCGTGTACACCACCATCGATGAATACACCAACACCACCACCACCGAATCTGCCACTTTCTGTTGCAGGGTCAGAGAAACAAGTACAGTCCTTAACGTAAGGTGACTTGTTATCGATAGGTGAATCTGGGTTCAAGGAGATGAACACACCAGCAGCAGTTGTACCGATACCAGTTCTTAAGTTTGCATTGTCTAACTGTAAAGGAGCGTTAGGATCATAGTAGAATCCTTCCATTCCTTTCATGGAGATTGCCTGAATAGTTGTTGCATCAGACATCTTGAACATGTGACTTCTGTTGTTAGGAGTCACAGAGTCATCAGATGTTCCATCTTTAGGTAGAACCTGAGAACCTCTAAGTGCGTTACCAACAATCGAAGTGAAAGGAGGAACTGTAACTGGTAACTGTTCATAGAACTGAGACGCAGACAGTTTCAAGATAGCAGGTGTTAGGTCTGTTACCTTACCACCTTCAACGTATGTGTGGTTGATAGTTGAGATACCAACGTTGACCTTAAAGTTGTCAACATCAGGAACTTCAAGAACTTCGTAGTAAGACTTAGCAACTTTATCTGGGTAGATAGTAGTTGTTAGACCAACGAACGCAGTACCACCAGAAACATAGAGGTAATCAGTAGTTGAAACACCTACGTTAAGAGTGATTGAGTTAGAGTCGGGTACAGCCTGTACAAGGAATTCATAAGTACCTTGAGTATGTACAGCAGGGAACTTACCAGTGATTGTCTGGTCATCAGACGCAGTACCAACGTTAATTGTAATTGTGTTGGTTGTAACAGCGGTAATGTTAAGAGCTGTATTGTATGCAGGGTCAGGGTTTCCGTCTCCAGCAACAGCACGAGGATAAGAGTGATCAGTTGTATATCCGTCCATTGAGCAACGGAATGTCATACCATCTGTTTCTAATCTTACAGAAGTACCAACTGTTAATGCGTGAGCACCGATTGTGCAAACCATGTCACCAGTTGCTTGGTTATAGGAAACCGCAGATGGTTGATGGTTGACGATTGGAGAAGGTCCAACGTTTACAGTAAATGTATCAGTTGTTGTACCTGTAATACTTAACTGTTGTCCTTGTGCAGGGTCTTTGCCAGGTCTAGGATATGTCTTCTGAGAACCATTGTTGTTCATCGTACAGGTGAACGTAAATGCGTTATCAGCAATAGTAACCTTATCGGAAGTTGATAAACTATGACCAGTAAGGGTCATTATAAAGTTACCATTTGAAGGATCGTATGTAGCACTTGTAGGTGTTACAGCTGATCCACCAACAACTTGAACTCCGTTTGGAGCGCAACTGTTAAATGTGTGAGAATAGTCACCACCAGACTGAATAGCATTTGCTAATGCACTCTGGAATGTATGGGCGAACTGTGCGGAACCTTGGTATTGGACACTTAAGTTTCTGATTCTAACTGTTGCACCAATTCCAACTTCGGGAGCAGCACCAAGACCAATAGCAGTAATAGTCGCAAGACCAACTGCCTTGTTATAGGTCATACCCAAGACAGTAAATACGTTACCTCCAGATAGACACTCAAACTCGATGTCTTGTAACTGAACGAACGTACCAGTGTTTAACAGACCGTGACCAGGCGCAGTAACCGTTGCCACACCAGTGGAAGCGGTATACACCATATTGGTGATATCTGTCTTAGGACGAGCAGCCTCGCAAGCCTTCTTGATAGTCTTGAACGCCAAGTTAGGTGCAAGACCGTTATATGTGTCTAATCCGTCTTCGGAGTCAACGTAGTAAATTCTAGTTTGGTTACCTACAATCTCGTAGCCAGGTAATCCATTTGACTGAACTGCAAGTGCGTAACCAGTAGAACCGATACCGATTCTTACGTTACCTGAGTTGTATGTAAGTAAGTCACCCTTGGTGTTAAGAGCAGCGGATGAATCTCCTGATGCAAGTACTTCCCAGAATGTTCCGATTCCAGCAATAGGAATAACATTCTTGTGAGAGTTACCGATAGAAACATAAGAGTCCGAACCGTATCTTGCAACGTGGCCTGGATGGTAGTTAAAGGTCGTGGAGAAACCGCCTTTGAAATCAAATCCTTTGACAAGTAAATCCCATACTTGACCGCCCTGATATCCTTCGGGGAAGATTGATCCTAAACCAACCTGTAATGGAGAAACGTTAGTTGTAATACCGATCTTATGACGGTAAATGTTACCACCATACTGAACTAAGTCTCCTCTATAGTAAGTACCCTCTGTATATGTTGATGCAGCACCAGCAAGACCATCAGATAAGATACTCCATTTTGCAGCTGGGTCTGTAGAAACACCCAAATACTGTGGAGGTTGGAAACCAGCAAGTGATGTGGTTAACGCAACATAAGATGAACCGTTGTAGTTTACAACGTCACCTGATTGGTATTCATTGTTCTGATCCCACTCACCTTCGTTTTGGAATCCTTTTACATATTCCGATACTTTCGTCGCATCGATGAAAGTTCCTTCTGATGTGTGAGCAGTGGTTACTCTGTAGACAACGTTACCAAATTTTACTAGATCGTTGATACGATAGTAAACTCCAGCTTGCCACTGTCCTTTTTGTTCTAGACCTTCAATATGGACGTTCCATTTGGAAAGGTCGTTGGCGTAAAAGTCACTGACGCTTGCTGTTGACGTGTGGTTTTCGATTGCCACATAAGTGTTACCACCAAACTTGGCGATATCGTCAATCAAATAGGCTTTGGATGTTGTCCAGTCACCTGTCCAGTTGAATTTTACTCTTCCAAGTCTAAACTCAGCCATTTTTTCTCCGTGTAATTATCTGAGGGTTTGGGATTTTTACTTAGGTCCGATGCTGTTATAAGCATAGTCAGGACCATTAAATCTTATAACGAAAAAGCCATCATCGTCTATGTAATAGTATAAGTTTCTTCGATCAAAGCGAATCTGTTGGTATTTATCATTCGGATCATCTACGAATTTTTTTTCAGTAGCGATATCACTACGAATGATTGATGTTTTACCAACACCAACATCGTAAGTACCATAATCTAAACCATCACCGAATTCTGGTATAGCAGTTCCATCGTTACGATAGAATTCTCCTAATTCTGTTGAAGCCGCACTAACTTTGGAGAACAGCAACATGCCTTCTGCATCTCTTCTGAGTGCATACACGAAAAAACCCGACGATTCGGAGGGGTCAAACTGTCCAGAAATAGAATTACTTAGCGTAAGTGCCATTGTTAACTTGCCCTATTGTTGAATACTTTCCAAAGGGAACCATTCCAAATAAAAGTCACTGACGCACCCGAAACGTCCATGATAAAAGGTGAAGATTCTCTAACTAAATGTCCGTTTTCAAAACTGTATTGTGATGTAACGTTAATAGGATGTATGCTAAAGAAATTAGCAAAATCTTCGATCCATACCCAGTCACCAACCGCACGAGGGATTGGCATGGCGAGATCGAATCCAGAGGGACTATTCTGCGAATCAACAGTGTATTTTTGGTTTGTACTTAATGGATAATTTCCAGATACAAACGTCCATCTTGCCCTTGCAAGCTCAAATCCGCCTGGGGTAGACCCATCGTGTACAACAGCGGTATTCTTGTCAGTATCTACTGTTATCTCTGCCAGAGCTCCAGTAAAGTTAAAGTGTTCAGCTGTCGTTCCTTTTCTAAATTGAACCTGCTTGGTCATGAATCAGATGTCCAATAGTTATGCTTCTCCATTTATTTATAGGATTTAGATTATGACAACGAAAGTTCTACCTTCTTCGATGACCGCATACTCTGTTTCAGCATTACCGAAGGTGTTAACTTGACCAATTCCAACGTAAGTTGCACGAGCTTGAGATTCCTTAGCTCCTGCAAGGCCTTTGAATCTTCCTTGAGTCTTGTAGTTGGCGAAGGTAAAGGATTCGACAGCTGTTCCACTTGTCTGGTAAAGAACTGCAACACCAATACCAATCGAAGGTGTGAAATCGACAAATGGATGTACGAGAGGTGTATTGGAGAATGTAAATGTTCCAGATGTGCCTGGATCTCTGTCGTCTCCGTAGTACCCAAATACTTGTACTGGTTTTGTAATACCAACACCAGAGATTGTAGTGATACCAGATGTGCCTGGATCTCTGTCGTCTCCATAGTATCCGTAAACTTGATTGAGTTCTGTAAGTGCAGATGCTCCCTTGAGATCGAAGAGGACTGTTCCTTCCAGATCGTCCGCTGTAAATCTGACAACTGATGCACCAGAGAATGTAGCGATACCAACACCAATTTCTCTGAAGAATCCTTGTTCTCTTGCACTTCCAGAGAAGGTAGCGATGCCAACACCAGTGTAAGCTGGAGTGTAATCGATATCTGGATGTGTAAGTTCTCCAGATAGTGTGAGTGTACCAGATGGAACAAAGTCTTGGAATACTTGGAAGTATCTTGTTTCTGCAGCACCTGTAATATCTGTAAGGATTGCCCTTGCAGCAGATGGTACAACAATAGATTCTGCAGCACCACCAGCTGCAAATAGCGAACCAGAACCTGTTGGAGAAAGTATGATACCAGTAACGACTTTTTGATCGTTGCTGAGTGTGAGAGTTCCAGATCCCTCGAACTGGCGTTGACGGAAGGCACCAGCATCTCCAGATAGTGTAATTGTTGCAGTATCTTCTGGAGTCTGAGCGGAGAAGGATTCTTCTGCCGTTCCATTGAATATAGAAGTTCCAGCGACAAGTTCTGCAGCAGCAGTTGCCTCTGCAATACCACCAACTGCGAACAGAGAACCAGATCCAACTTCGACAGATGATGTTGCTTCGTCTTGACCAGCACCGTGATAAGTAAATGTACCACTGCCGACTTCTGGGACAGAGGTTTTCTCGATTGTGAGAATACCACCTTCCTGACGGATAGTGATTTGACCAGATGTGCCTGGATCTTTGTCGTCTCCATAGTAACCAAAGACAGAAACTGGTCTTGCATCTGCTCCAGTTGTCTGGAAGTCGAATAGGAGAGATCCAGCACCAAATTCGGTTGCAGGGACAAATCTTTCTTTTGCACCAAACTCAACACCGTTAAGATCGCCAATTCCATCTTCACCAATTTCACCATTGGCCTCAGTACCAATACCGAGAATGTAGATTGTACCGTCAGTAAGAATAGGAGCGTTAGTACGACCGATTGCCTTACCGTTGAGACTGATAATACCAGAGCCAGGATATCTTGGTAAGAACCTTGTAGTAACAATACCTGTCTCTCTGTCCTCTCCACCACCAGGCAAGAGGAACATACCTGTTTCGATACCAATGTTCCTTTCGATACCATAGTGAGGTGTGAAGTCGATTTGTGGATGTGTAAGTTCTCCAACCAGACGTAAGGTTGCCTTATCGGATTGAGTAGCAAAGGTTGCACTGAGTTCTGTGTATCCGCCACCAACAATGTGTAGGTAAGTTCCTTCTGGAGGATCGAAACTGGATGCCTCGATGGCTGCTCCAGAGAATGTAGTAATACCAGAAGCGGGTGGATTGAGTATCCTTCTGTAAGTTGTAAACCCAACCGCTTGAGTTTGTTGAAGGGTAATATTTCCAGATCCAACAAAGTCTCTTGCTCTACTTGTATCACCATCACCAGAGATATCGAATAGAACTGTTCCTTCTTGAGTATCAACGATGAATCTTTCATCTGCACCACTAACAAAGTCGAATAGAGATGTTGTGCTACTTGCAACTGCAACTCTCTCGACTCCAGTACCAGATACGATAAGTGAACCAGAACCAATCCAACTTGGGATGAACTGAGTAAACTTGGCAGGGATTGTTGGGAATACAATCTTTCCGAATGGGAACTGAGATTCCCTTGGTGCTGGGTCTGTGATGAATCCAGAATCTTCGTACCCTTTGTTGATTTCCTGTTGATCGAATCCAGTATCGGAAGGATATAGTCTGGTGTAAGGACGACCACCAACAGAACTGATTCCGAGAATACCACGATCCTCAGAAACAACATTGGAATCAAATCCGAGATTATATTGTTGGTTCTTATCGAACGTTGGAAGAACGCCAGGACCACCAACTGCCTCGTCATATGTAAGACCAGTTGATTGTGAATTGTCAAAGGTAATATCTCCAGCATCGAGAGATTCAACGGATGTAATTCCGATTCCAACATTTGTAAGTGAGAATCCACGACCAACATCTTCGACACTGATAAGTCCATAGTCTTCGTTTTCTGTACCGAATAGTATGGAAGACCTGTTGTAAGAATCTGTGTTCTTCTCAAAGATGGTATTACCAGTAAGAGAAATGGTTCCACCAAACTCATCATCAGGAATGTTGATCTTACGAGCATATGTCTGATAAGGTTCTCTTCCTTGACTGAACGTTCCAGTACCAACACCAGTGATATGTGGAGCGAAGTTGACACTTGCCTCTCCAGAGATGAACTGGTAATCTCCAACCAAGTATGCCTTGGTGCTGGATTCTGCAGCACCACCAATAGTGAAGAGTGAACCAGATCCTTCTGGTATGAATGGTGTAATAGACTCATTACCAGTACCGAGAATACTGAATTGTCCTTCTTCACCGAATACTGTGTGTTGTGGAGCCTGTGATAACCATAGTTCTCCAGATATGAATATACCAGCATTGTGTGTAGCAATACCAGATTTTCCAGAGGACTCGTAATCGATTGCAGCTGCAACGTCGAGATCTTCTGAAAGTAGGAAGGTTGCGGTCTCTGTAGTTCCATCTGTCTGTACAATGAGACTTGAATCTCCAGTAGAGAATGTAAGTTCTCTGTTTGGATAATGCTGACCACCGATCTGAACGTAGTTGAAGTCTGGAAGTAAGAATCCCCAGTTCTCTGCTTCCTTCGGTATTGTCTCGTCGTTTGTATTGATTGGTCCCCAATCTTCTGACTGCTGAGTTGGAGTAGCAGTGATAAGACCCCAATCGTATTCTTCTGTTTTTTGATCTCCAAGAGGTGATATCCAAGAAGGAGTGTAAACAGGTATACCCTGTTGCATCCCTCCAGAGAAATTGAATAGATTTGTATTCTCGTAATCCTTGACAAGTACAACATCTGTTGCCGCACCAGAAGTATTGAAGAGAACTGTATTGGATTTATCTCCACTACCAGTAACGATAGCGATACCAGATACAGAACCAGTAAGTCTAACAAGAGCCTTTTTAGTATCAGGAAGTAGGACTCTACTGTCAGCACCAGTTCCAGATATATCGAAGAGAACTGTATTATCGACAGTTGCAGGGACAAATGCCTCATCTGCACTACCAGATATGGCAACCTCACCCTCAAGACCGAAGAATGTACTTTGTGGTGCCTGACTGAAGAAGTTCTCTCCAGAGAATGTTGCTGTACCAGATCCAGAGTATGCAAAGAAACGATCTGCATCTGCAACACCCTCTTTCTTGAATGTACCAGAACCGTGATATCCTCTAATGATAGCATCTTCGCCACCAACAGTGGTTGCCTGATATTCGTCGAAGAATATTCCGCCTTGTAATTTCTGTGGTATTACACCGTAATCTTCAGCAGATGTAGGTGTAGAAAGTATATTTCCGTAACTCTCAAATTCTACCTGATCTTCGTCAGAGAATGATCTCTCCTTCGCAAGAGGATCTGTGATAATCTCGTCAAATGTGACATTGAGATTATCGAAGGATGCACCTTCTCTAACTGTAATTGTGCCGTTATCTTCTTTCTCGAATACGTCAGACTCAGATCTGGCGTAGTTGTATATGACTTTCTCAACGTCAAATAGTCTGGTATCTCCACCCTTCGCCCTAAAGGCGTTCTTGATAATTGGTAAGTAGGCTTCGTTGTATGGAGTCTGTTGAGTTCCAGTTATGGATACAGAGCCACTACCATTATACGGATAAACTTGGTCTAGGTCGGTTGCAGACAGCCCTGACTTGGCAATCGCACCAGCACCGATATAATTTCCTCTAGATATAGATTCTTCTGCTGTCCCAGATGGGATGAAGATGACAGCTCCTGCCGCTCCGAGATCTGGTATGACGACTCTTTCGAGACCGTTACCAAATTCATGAATTGTACCAGTACCCACCCAAGGTGTTACTGCTGACTCTAATGCAGAGTCATTTATATCAAACAGTACAGTATTTGCGTTCTCTGGAATCCACTGAGCTCTAGATCTACCAAACTCGTCTCTTCCATCTACTACTTCTATTGGGCCGAATGGGAGTACATCTGCTGTAGCAGTGATAAGTCCCCAGTCGTTTACAAAGAAAAAATTCTCGTCTCTTTCGGGTTCTACATGTTGATTTATGTCGCCATAGTCAATATTCTCCACTGACGCTACGGTAATGTCACCGCCTTGGAACGTAGTGAATTGATCTATCTTCGTATTGTCGTAGACAAATACTGTCAAAGGTTTCCCCCGAAATAAAAAGACCCTGCCTTAATTATAAAGCAGAGTCCACATATTGATATTTAGTGTTTCTATTAGTCGAGTGCGACGTTTAGAGTAATCTTGATTTGGTCTCCGTTGTTCTGGATGTTGTAAGGACCGTTTGTGAATCTCTCAGCGTACATAATTGAACTGTAGAGAGTCGCAGTGTTTAATCCTAAGTTACCGTTTGATGTGGCACTTAATGAAGGAGTTGTTACGAACTCATCTGCATTAGGAACATCGAATACGGTGTAAACATTAGACTCAAGAGTTGTGTTACCAGTACCAGCGTTAACATAGAGGATATCACCTGATCTAAGTCCGTGGTTAGCAAACGTAATCTTACCGAAACTGAATGTAACTGATGGGTCAGTTGCAACCTGTATGTTATCAACCAGAGGTTTGTCTAGGTAGATCGTTCTGTAAGCCCTGTCAATACCGATAATCTTAGTACCAGTTGCGATACCAGCGTTACCAGCAACGAACTGTCCTAATGTTAAGTCGTCAATACTAACTTGTGGGTCGATTGTGAGGTAAGAGTTACCGACAACACCGATAGTTGGGTCTGTGTTATTACCCTTAGTAACAGTGGTTCCAATACCAACACCAGCACCATGAACAACACCCTGTACTGCAACAGGCATGTTATTTGCTCTAGTAACGTAGTAACCGTAGATGTTACCAGCAGGTCCAGTGAAAGTAAATGTTTGTTCTGGATATGTAGCAGTTGTACCACTACCAACGTTCTTGATCACCCATCTAGATCCGTTCAACAGGATACCATACTGCTGGTTATAATCCTGATCTCCTCTGTTGTTTACACAAACAGGATAACCAGTATTTGCAGTAGTACCGTAACCGTTAACGTTTCCGTCAATGTAGGGTTCAAAGTACGCAGTTGCAGACGGAACATCGCCCTCAGCAGGGGTCGTGTTACTTGTAAAAAGTTTTAATACAAGATTTCGCGGTGATGTATCTTCTAAATCTGCGACAAAGTTATTCTGAGCAATCAGATAACGCAGCGACTCAATTTCACCAATATTAGGAACGAGTAATGCCATTGAAAACTACCTCTAGGGTCTTAGAACGTTAAGAACTATACTTATTTATAATTTTAATTTTAGAGAGATTAGTAACCTTCTAATATTATTCACGCTTACTACAGTGAAACGGAGAATATCCCCTGCTCCAATAGTAGTCGTCCAATTATTTAGGACATCATCAAAGTATTTATCCGAATTGGTTAATTGAACTCTCGCGCCACCAGTAATACTAGTAAAATTCGGATAATTTGCGAAAGTGCATTTTTCTATTTCTAGAACAATATCACCAGTCTGATCGGATAAGACTCTGATATTTTCGATGATTCCAGTAACATCTATTGTGACTTTACCTTTATCACCAGGCTGCATTGGAAGACTGCCGCTGTCAATAACATAGTTTACAGTTCGTGTTAAATCAGCAGCTGCAGCAAGAGCAATGATTACTATGTCATCATTTGCTGCTGGAGGAGTTGTAAATACAACTTGATCTCCAGAAATATTATAATCATTCGATGGATCTAGGAAAAGACCATTTTTAGTAACAATAAGTTGTTGATTATTGTTAGGAGTATATGGTGCCCCTTGATCATTTAGGTTAAATGTAGTTTCAGTACCATCTTGCACTGGTGTTTTTCCAATAATGATATTACCATATTGGATCGACTTTGAGGGAATCTCATAGTCTACACCGACATTATAACTGCCAGGTTCGTTGAGAGTGACTAAGTAATCTGCCATTATCGTGTTACGCCTGGAATTACAAGAAGATTTCCTTGTATTGGTCTAGTCTTATACGCATTGGGCGATTCTAGAACTAGATCATACACATATCTTCCTCCTTCTATTACAGCAGTGACAGTGGATGCCATTGCAACTTTGATCTGTCCATTCACTCTATTGGGAAAAGATACCACAAAAGGAGTGGACTTAGATGCCTCAGGGTGCTTCCTTAGTTGAGCAGATCCAGTATAACCTGTTAGATTTAGAGCAGAAGCATTTTCATTCCTTACAGTGAAGGTTGCTTCAAAATCTACACCTTGATCTAAAACTAAGTTGATGTTCCTTGCTGTCATCTGTCAAAGGGAGGTTTTAGTTATTTATCTAATTTGCTTAAAATTAGTTTCATCATATCCTTAAGTTCATCAACATCATCTTTTAGTTTATCCATTTCTGCTGCTTCTTGTAACTTTTTCTCTTTCAATTTGAGGTAGTTATTGTATGCAGCATCATTACAATTAAGAATTGCACCACTCTCTTCATCTCTATAAAGAGAGTTGCTGTCTTTAACTTTCACTTTTTTCATTAGATAGATGCAATAGTTCTTAGATCACGAATCTTAGGAACATAAGCGAAGTTAGTTCCTGACATTACAATCTTGATTTGGAATCCATTGAACTGTGGAAGATTCTTCACGTTGAATTCATACTCTTTATAGTCATCTTCTGTCTGAGATGCGAGGATTCTTCTATCAGGTTTACCGTTATTTTTTGACTGATCTATCACATTTCCGTTGGAATCTAAGTTTTCAAAGCCTGGGAATAGTTCAAATAACTGATACTGAGGTGGAGCATCTATTCTGAATATTCTGTATAGAACTCTGATGTCATTTGTTGAATGTCTGTACGCATCAAACATAACCTTCAATCCATCAGCAGACTTCTCAAGATTCACAACCTTAGATAAGTAAACTGCGGCACTAGGATCATTATCGATTGAATTAACTCTTCTGTCAGTTGCATAATCACTAATCTTAGAGTTGAGTCTATCCATAATTGTGATCATGTTGACTCTATCCAAGTCAATCATAGGACTCACTTTAGGATCATCTGTAGTTAGATTTGTTTGTAGTGTAAATGACTTTCTGCCTGGGAAATCAGTAAGTTTTGCAAGTTCGTTTACTTTAGAAGCAACGATTCTTGGAGTAGATAAGACGTTATTACTCTGTAGTGATACTGACTCATAACCTTGATCCACAAATGATTTCAAGTTACCATCAGGACTATTTCCTGAGAATGTTCTGACCTTAGCGCTGATGTCAGTTCCCTCTGGTAAGAGAGTTGCAACATTAGGTCTGACAATATTGAACGCAATGTTCTGAGTTGCCATAGGTCCATAAGAGTTACTGACCTGTACATACTGTTGATCATAACTACCACCAGACTTATTCTCTCTGAAGAATAGTTCTGGGAATCCATTCGCATTTCCAGTTGCTCTGTCTACACCTCTACTTGAAACACCAACCTTGATCCAGTAATGATCAACGTCAATAGGATAGGTAGTATTGTTAGTAGGAATGAAACTATGAGATGTGTTGATTCTTCTGAGAGAAACACCATTCAACTCATACTTATAAATCTTGTCATTGACATTGTAGTCACCAGCCTTAGTATCATCAACAGATCTAGTGATGTTATTAAGAGTCGAGGTTGTAGTTGTTACACCAGTGTATTTGATAATCTCGTTTCCGATTTTAACATAGCCTGGGTTAGAACTGTTAACTTCAATATTCTCAAATGATGTGAAGATTCCAATAGCAGTAACAGTCATATCTTCTGTACTTGAAGAATCAACTGTAGATGTCAATTTCTCTGGTTTTACATCTGCTTCAACACCACTCAAGACTACACTATCTTCTTGAGAGTACATACCATGATTAGAATGTCTAACACGGAAGTGCAATCCATCAGTTACATTTTGTAGGTACTGAATAGAACCACCATTTACAACACTGGTTCCGCCACCACCAACATATACGATAGCAGATGAGGAGTCAACTTTAGGTACACCTTGAATGTTGTCAAGAACTAAAGTATTGAACGCACTAATAACACCAACGTTATTTGGAATTGTTAGTCTCAAGTCTTTTCCGAATCCGCCAGTATTTGTAGCAGACACAGTAAGAACATCACCAGCTGAGTATCCTGTTCCACCGATTGCCACTGTTGCAGCAACGGCAACTCTATTATCAACAGTTAAGTTGACAGTTGCACCAGTTCCCTTACCAAATTGCGAAATAAGAGGTACACCAGAGTAAACAACAGATGTTGCAGAGAAACCACTACCACCATTAGTGATTGTTAGATCACTACCAACACCGATTGCACCAAGAACTTTGTTTAGATTTGCACTAAAGTTTGGATTTGCCTGTTGATAGATTGTAGTTCCTTCTGTCAATCCAGCCTGTTCTGATGCAGTCAAACTCTTACCTAAACCAACCACTGCATTGTATGAAAGCATGTCAATGGGGTTATTAGCAAGTGAAACAATCTGTCTGTTTCCTACTTCAAGATCTGGATTATAGAAGTTGACTCTACCAGCAGTTGCAGTGAAGTTTGCTCTGTATAGATTAAACTTAAGATCCTCCAACTGACTTGGATCCCATGTAGCACCGTTCTGTGATTTGAATAGTGAACCCAGTAATGGTTGTTGAGAAACGATAATTTTTTCAGAGTCAGCAGCATTGACCGTAGTTATATCCTCCTCACCCATTCTAGAGATGAATACATAGTATTCATTAGATGCAGAAAGAAGAACAAGTGCAAACTCTCCTCCACCCTCACAATAGACAGGTGCAGGGAAGGTAAATGTTGTCGCTTTAGATCCATCATCAGAGATAACAACTTCATCAGGGTCAAGAATACACTCACCAAATGGTAAGATCTCTTGAGTAGGTAAACCAGTTTGAAGTGTTCTTACTTGTAAGGTAACAGGTAGTTGGTTTGTATCCTTTGCTTGGAAGTAAACATCACACTTAGTAAGGAATACACCATTAACATCAGGAACTTCAAACGATTGTGCAAGAGGGTCAACCCATCTAGTCTGAGATGTAGATCTGTTAGCAAAAGTATTGTCAACGACAAGTCTACTACTTGAATCAGTAAGAGTTCTATCAGCAGATTGAGGTATTCTCTGAACATCTGCATTTCTCATTCTGAGAGTAGATGCCTCTACAGTTTGAAGTGTACCAGATGATGTGAAGTTTGCTTCACCAGAACTATCTGTGAATCCAGAGATAGTAGAGTTAGTAGGACTTGAAGATAATGTAAATGTCTTTGTACCAGTGTTAAATGAAGGTGCAGAGGGGACTGTAGGATCAGGTAAGAACAGTGATCCAAGTAATGCTCCTGCCTTATCAGTAATCAATCTGATTGCAGTAACAGTTGCAATAGCACCACTAGATTGTCCAATCAACTTCATACCAGTAGTGATGTATCCGTAGAAACCAGACGCAGCTTGAAGTTCTAAGGATGCAGTATCAACATTTAATAATGTTGTGGTAGAAGAGTATGTGGATGAAATACTAGAAGCAGGGTCATATGGATTCTGTTTATAAACCTGATTAGGATTATTGTAAGGACCATATTTGTGATTCTGATTTGCAAGTCTAAACCTAATTGCATCATTATTAGTATTAGGACGACTTCCCTCAACAACTTCACCAGCACCAAATGTACCACTTACCATTGTAATTTCGATAAGTTTAGGTATAACATACTTCGACATATCAATACTATCGAAGAATGGATATAATCTTGTGTTTGGCTTAAGTCTTCTACAGATAAACTCAATGTTTCTGGATCGCATTGTAGCAATCACTTCTGTGTTTACAACCTTGTCACCAAGACTTGTAGTATCAAATCTTTCACCAACACGGAACTGAATACCCTGTCTTGTTTGATTTGTAGTAGTTGTAGTTGTCTGCTCTCTAAAGTTTGTAGTTCTATCTCTAAAGTTAGTTGTTGTAGTGATAGGAATACCACGATGTCTTTGGAAATGACCTCTTCTAGTAGATCTTCCTGTTACAGTTGTTCTAGTCTCACTGAATAGAGAAGGACTTGTGAATGTGCTTGATCCAGTCCAAGTAGTTTCCCATGAACCCCAATCAACAGGTGAAAGACCAGTGTTACTATCTGCACCAGTAATTCCCATTGTGGAATTGAAACTACCTTCAATATCATAGGTAGCAGCAGTTCTTCTAGTTTCAATCCATGTATCAGTGCCTGGATTTAATTCAACCTGACCAATCCAGTTTACAACAGCGAATGGGTTTACGTTCTCAATACGAGTTGCAAATTCATTTTCTAAGTAAATGGTATCGTTGTAATTCAAACATACAACGTCACCAATTCTCTTGACATTTGAATCACCAAGATCCTCAACAAACCTGTAGTCAGCAGTAGGATTAGAAGATGTTGCAGCACCAACAATCGCCTCTGATCCAAGTAGTAGGTCAATAGATGTTGTATAGTGTTGAGGTCTTAATCTTCCCTCTTTCGCATCAACAGATGCTTTATATGATGAGTTAGTTACATCACCACCAGTTACAGATTTGAAGTTATCAACAAAGAATCCTGACTTAAATCTATCAAGATTTGTTTGTGGATCACGGAGAGACATATTTGTAGTCTCAACTTCAAGGAGTGAAAGTGAAGTATAGTATTCAATATTCTTGATTCTGTTCTCAATACTTGCGATATCCTTCATTCGGAATCGCTTGTGTCTAGCAATAGTGATTTGTGCTTCCGCTGGATCGTAAAGATATGGAGGAAGTTGAATAGTTGCAACTTCTAAAGCATTGTCAATGGTATTTGGAAGTTTTGGTAACTCAGATGGAACACCTTGAGATAGAGTGAAGATACCCTCTTTACTTAAGAATAACTTGTCAATTCTTCCAAGATAATATTCGTAAGATAAGTTGAATGATTTATCTTTGGCAAGAACATGAGAAGAAGATGATGAGCCTGGTGTAAATTGTCTTGCTTCAAATTCCCAAGGAGCTTTACCAGCAACAGTAGATGTAACTCTAGGTCTTAGGTCAATGATGTCAGAAATAGGAATCGTTCCTACAAAAGGTAATGTGCCTTTGTAATACTTTTTCTCATAAGAGTTTATAGTCACAAAATCGCCTGGATCTGCTTCATCAATAACAAAGTTATTGTAGACGATAGTGATTCTTCTAGTAGGTGCTTCTGTACCAGATTTTCTTACAAGTGCAGAGAAGTCAACATAATCCAATCTTTGGCCTGGATCAAACTCATAGTTATTCTTGATGTCTCTGTCGCCTGGAATAAAGGTCTGAACTGTACCAGCAACTTTGGTTTCTTCAAAAATGATCTCTTCACCAATCTCAAAAGCATTTTCATTTTGAGATACAAAACTTACTTCATTGGATCCATTGGTAGCAACAAATACAGCAGATGCACCAGATGTTTTACCAACAATATTCTCACCAACTACCGCATTAAGAATGTTGGAGTTTAGATTAGTAAGTTGTAAGATTGGGAACTGAGGATCAGCAGTTGATGAAGATTCTAATACAGCAAGAACTTCTGCAACATCACAAACTCCAAGAGAAAGTCTATCATCTTGAACTCTATTACCAAATGTTGTGTCATAAGTAAGTCCATCATTTAACTTCATTAATCCAGTGCCTGACTGGGTTTTCGAGGACTTGTTTAAAGTATATGTTGTTGCTCTTTTGAATATTTTTGATTTTGGTTTGACATTTACCTTCTTCCAAGTAACTGTCAATACAGCAGCACCAGAAGCAGTGTCTAAACCAGATAAGGTTACAGTTCTACCACTGACTGTAAGTTTTTGATCCGTTAATGATTCAACTGTACCAGATGTCTTAAATGTAAGGTTGTAATCCTCTTCATCAAATGGTTCAAGAGTCAAATCAGCATCAGTTTCTAAAGTTCCACTAAAAGCATTACTTGAAACTGTAACGTTGTAGGATTTCTTGAATATGATATCTGCACCGTTCAATTCAACAGATGCAACATTAGGTTTAGTTAATTCACTAAACAAGAATGCTTGTGAATTGTTTTGAACTTCTAAAGTAACCTTGAACAGATCGTTTGCAGATACGGCAGAGGTAGGTAATGCACCAGAACATACATTTTCAACATCTACAGTAGCTTCAAGACTGATAGCAACAGCAGATGTATTAGTAACTCTGTTAAATGTAGGAACGGAGTTGCCTGAAATACTATACTGAATGATATCTCCAGTCTTAATACCAGAGTTTACGAAACTTGCACTAGGAGATGTGATTGTAGATGCAGAACCAGAGTTTGCACTAACAGTAAACTGTGTTGCAATAGGAGCAATCAGATGACCTAATCCTAGAACAGGGTCAGCTGTGAAAGGGTAGTTTGTAGGATCATTACTAACAAGTTGTTTAATATCCTCTACACCGTAGTCTTCTACCTCAGTAATACTTCTATTTGAAGTAAAACCATTGAAGAATAATTCTTCACCAACTTGGAATTGTCCGTTAACTTGATATAAAGTTAATTGTGTTGAATTATTTGCAGAAGTATATGCGTATCCTGTAGCGTTACTATTTTGACCAGTAACATAGGTTGGACACTGTACAGTTGTCCCAGTGTTTAATTGTAGATATGTGAACGTCTGAATGTCATACAGAGATGTCTCAAACACTGTAGAAGAGTCGGCATAACCAACGTTCTTCAACTTCATATCATAGACTCTAGCAACACCAATCTGTTCACCGTTTGATGTACCAACAGTAGAGGTTCTTTCGTTGAATAGTTTTACATAAGAACTTGTGCTGATACCAAGTAGAGGAGAACCATAAACGTTGTTTACTTCAATTTGTCTACCAACACTAAACGGTAAAGACTCATTAACAATCTTTGCAGTGTCTCTTGGTTTTGGAACATCAACAGTAGTTGTGTTGAGTGTTTCAATCTCATATCCTTTAACGTATGCCTTGCCAGGTCCGATGGATAAACACATCAAATCCTCACTAGGAACATTGCCCTGCTGAGTTAATTGATTAGGATAAAATGCACCGTCATTTCCTGTTCTGTCATTAAGACATTCCTTAGCTACGAGAGGGAATGGTTTTACATAGTAGTGACCAGATTCATCGTATGTTCTTCTTGCAAGTTCATCACGAATTAAGTTATAGTTATCAGCGCCAGGTTTTACGAATTTTTGTAGAACACCATCTACAACTCTCATCAATTCTACAAAGTTCTCATCATTCAAATCTGTGAGAGACTTCTTGATTAAGGTTGTTGATAGTTTGAATCTATCTGCACCAGGCGCCGCAAAGTTTGAGAAACCTCTTGCATTATCGTACAAGTCGTTATCTGATGCAGACGCAGTTACAAGTTCTTCCTTGATTAGAAGACCAATTCTGTATGATGGTTTGTTGTTATACTGATCCAAAATTACTGTGGAGTCAGCAACAGTAACAAAGAAACCTCTGATGAAATAGACACCTTGGGCAATCTTTGCTGCAGCACCTGTAGCAACTGCATTTGAGATAAGTGTTGTTGCGAAACTAGCACCCTGTCTAATACTAGACAGAGAATAGTTCATGTCCTCTTCTAGTAATAAATTTTCTCCATCTGCAAATGTCTTTCTTGAGAAATCAGTATCACTGGAACTGTTGTACTTGATGTAAAGAGTATATGCTCCTTTTACTGATGTTCTGTTTGTAATATATGTTTCTACTTTAGCGGTAACACCACTAGTTTCACCCTTAATTTTTTTACCTATCAAGTTGTCTAGGTAGACGGAAACAGGAATACCTAAGTGACTGTCATCAATCTGAACACAAGTGTATTCGTTATCGTATGCAATCTGGCCTGGGATAACAACAGAACCTTCCTTGAAGAAGTGCTTACCAAATTTTTCAACCTGATTCTGTAGAATAGATTGAAGTGTTGTGAGTTCCCTAGACTGTACAGGTAAACCTGGCTTGAATAGTACCCTCTGATAATTTTTTAACTCATTAAAGTCATCAAAGTATGGAGATGAGTTTAAGTTGGTATTTTGTGGCATTTGTCTTTAGAACTCCAGTACTATCTTGATGTCTTCCTTCTGACTTGCAGATCTAGGAATCGCAGTTCGATTATCAATATAGATTATTTCACCCGATTTGGTATTGAATTCCGCTGATGAAATACCAGAAGTAAAACTCATACCTAATTGGTAGGTCTTATTATTTATTGAGGTACTGACACCGTTATAACTGGTATCAATAGATAACAACGAACCGTTCACTGATGATCCGTTAATCGTTACACCATACCCTGCATCAGGAACAGAAGTAAATGGGACAATCTTATATCCAGTTTCACTAGAAGCAAGACCCATAGGTTGATAATACTTCAACACTCCAGTAACTTTATCCCAAGATGCAACATATCCAATCGCAGTAGAACCAACACCAACCGTCTGTGTAATCTCAGAGTCAACAGCATAGGTTGTTGCAGTGGTAATACCACCAAGTTTCAAAGCTTTCAATCCACTCACCATTGCAGTGTCCAGTAATTCGGTACTACTGCCAAATACGGTGGGATTTTTGATTAGTCCAACCCTTGCAAAATCATTACCCTCAATGATATCAGGGTTAGTTTCTAGAGTTTCAAATCTAGAATAGAGTAGTGCTCTGTATGCACCAAGTTCCCTATAGATGTCATGTCCATGACCACCTTTAGGAGGGATGATAACACTAAAGTTTGCTACCGATGTCGTTCCGATACCTGTATTGGTAAGGTTAGCAAGTACTCCGCCAGACTCACTGCCTGGAGCGCCTGGGAAAAACTGGATGGATCCATGAGTGTATCCTTCTCCTCCGTCAGTAACAAATACTTCAGATACTTTTCCGAAAGAGTCAATCGTAATAGTAGCCTTTCCTCCTGACCCATCTCCCAGAATGGGAACATTCGCAAATGAGGTTGAGATTGGTTGGTAGTTAGAACCTCTATCATCAACCACAACCACTTCAATCTTTCCATCTATAGCGTTCGCCTTAGTTGCAACAGTCTCGCCTTGATTTCCCCAGTTCTCGGGCACTGGTATGTATTCAATAGAGTCAAATTTAACAATTTCACTAGGTTTAATTGTGTAAAGATATTTCCAAACATAACCATCGCCACTAGTGCCAGCTGCTCTTGGCTCAAGGTCAACAAATGTGGGTTGGTCATATGATGGCCTACCCTTTGGGTTCTCTGGGTCTGATCCATTTTGTAGACAAATGTAAACTTTCAGGTCTTCATTAACAACATAATAATTCGCGTCGTACAGACTACCTTGACTAGTAATAGGTGTTAGATTATAGATGTTATAATCGTGTCTATACATTTCATATGTAGTACCCGCCACCCATGACACTTTTCTGACAAGTCTGCGAACATCTTTATCAGTCACCTTTTTCATCGCAATGATAGATTCTTTGATAGAATATTCTTCTTCAAATCCATCCAACGGTGCTGGTGTATTAGTAGCCCATGTGGCAGTACCGCCTGCCTTTGGTTCTATGGAATTTGGAAGTCCCATAAAAGCATAATACTTATTTACTGTAGATCCGACACCAACGAAACTTTGTACAAAAGTCTCAGCGTTCAGAATCCTAAACTGTTCGGATATGATAGCAGGCATTTTAAAAAAACTAGTCTTTAGGTTTATTTAGTGGTTAAGTTAGTGGTTTCTTTCTGGAGACCACCGCAGCAGTGGATAATCCGACATTTCCGTTCATAGGATTGACGAGGAAACTTGTAGGATTACCAGCACCACGATTCTGATATCCAAGTAATTTACCCCAACTATATTTACCCCAGAAGGTATCAGTAGTTGCAGTTGTACCAACTCCAACTTGAATTGTATTATTACCGTAAGGAGTAGGTCCTGGCATGAAAGCACAGGTGACTGTAACTAATCCAGAAACTGCATCTCCTGTTGTTACTTGTTCAACTTTAAATACACCACCGAGGTAATCACCAGCAGTGACCATACCAACAACTTCATTTGCACCACTAGATGTGGTTATACCAGTCAGTGCATGACCAACAACTAATGAACTATCGTAGATAGTGAAGAAGTCTCCTTTAGTCAATCCAGAGAAGTTTACGCCGAGTTGATTAAGAGAAGAATACCCATAACCCAAATTAGTATTATCATTGAACTGAGACTTAAGAGTAAAGGCCAATCTTGGTAATACATTTGCAGATCCTGGCAACCATGTATTTATTCCTACAATGTCACCAAAATCACCTTCCGCATCAACAGAGAATATATCTTCTCTCTTAGTTTTATCAGATTCTACAATCACAGGTGGACTACTTCCAACCCTGTAACCAAATCCACCATCAGTGATGTTGATAGATGTAATTACACCAGCAGTTACAGATGCAGTTGCTGATGCCCTATTGATAACTGGATCCGCATAGAAGTTTGTAGTTCCAGAACCAATAGCGATAACTCTCGTACTTGCAAAATCACCATAAGGTGTTTGAACAAGGTCACGAATTTCATTACTATGAGCAACAGGTCTCGCGTTCCAGTTTGCAAGGTCAAAGGAGTAGTAAAGATCACCAACTGTGGAGATACCAACGTAGAAATTATTAATGAATTTAATCTTAGCAAAGTCAAATGTTGCAGGGCTAATTGTTCCAGCAGGCAACTGTTGACTCCAAGGTTGCCAGAAGTTTTTATCGGTTGAAATACCAATAGTACCACTGTCACCCACAACGATAAATCTATTACCATCATAGATGATGTCATTTAAGTCAAAGACGGTATTACTTGTCTTATCTCCCCAACCTGTTCCATCATTAGATGCAATAATAACTCCACCATTACCAACGGCAATGTACTCTGACTGACCGTAACAAACAGCATTTAGAGTTTGTAATGTTCCTGAGAATTGACTGAAAGCATCTGCGGTTGTAAGACCAACGGCAGTAAAGATAGATCCAGCAGCACCAACAGCAACCCATGTATTTCTAGTTCCTTCCCAGATAACATCTTGGAAATGTCCTGTGTAGGTACTGTCTAGTGTTTGAACTTGACCAATAGCAGGTATTTGTCTCTGTTCTAGTAGGTTGATAGGAGTCCATGAACCGATACTGTTACCAATCGCAACTGCTCTTGCCATGGATGCAAACTCACCCACAGCCATAACGTTCACACCACCAGTTGCAGTGTTACCAACTCCCACACCGTTGAATGTGATAGTTCCACCAAATCCAATTCTACCTCTCTCCCAGAATGTTCCACTCTTAGTGTTCATGTAGAAACTACTTGCACCAACAGCAACATATGGATCCTGTTTGGTTATTGCTCTAAACTCAATAGATGATGTGATACCAGTAATCGCATCAAACTCCCAAGCAGAGATAGGATCTTTACGTTCAATTAATGCACTAGAAATTGCAACGGTTGGATTTGATAATGTATATCCTGTTCCCCCATCAACTATGCTTAGAGAGGATATACTTGATGAAGTAGAAACAATAGATGTAACAACGCCAGGAGAGATCTCATTATCTTCAAAGATCTGAACATTTCTCTCAGATTGTACTAACAAGTCAACCGCATTGAATACAGGGAAAGCATTATTGACGTAAATTCTGTCATCTAACTCCCCAACGTTCTTGATAATTCTAGTTGTAGGAAGAACCTTACTCTTCAAGCCTGGTCTTGCTTTGGAGATTAGAACACCAGAGAGAATTTGATCTTGTCTCTGTTTCTCCCAAGAAAGTGGTCTTTCTGCAGCGGTGTTAGTATCAATACCGATACTGTCGTAAGAGAATGTTTCAAGAACGTCAGAAGCAACGATTCTCTTACCTGTTCTCTCAAACTGATCAATGTCAGCAGGGTTAAGTTTGTTCTCTTTGATTTGAACAACGTCACCAGCCTTGACAGATGCAACTGGGTCAACAGTTTCAACGTCTCTCTTAGATCCTCTGAAGTAGAATACAGAACACTTAGAGTTTGGTTTTGGTGCTTCAGAGAAGATGACTCTACTACCCTTAAATGTGTAAGAAGACTGTGGAGTCTGTAGAATGTCGTTGATATAGATGAAGATATTATTTGTGATATCCATATCACTACCAGGCAGAGTCTTGAGACTTAAGATCTCAGTAACACCACTGGTTGTAACAGACAGTGTGAACTTTGTACGAGAACCATTGAAGAATGTAGAAATATCATCAAACAGAATGAACTGGCCTGGATAGAATCCAGAGAATGTATCATTCTCAAGTTCTTGAACTGTTAATTGGAATTCAGTTAGAACACCAACTCTAGGGTTGGTTGCAATACCAGAAACAGTTAGAACCTCATCAACTTTGTATGCTGTTCCTTCTTCAATAAGATCAAATTCACCAATGTTTCCATCCACATTGATACGGAAGTTAACAACTGCATTTGTTCCAATTCCACTTGATCCAGAAATGTATTCTAGGTCTCTGTTGAAGTATCCGTCTGGTTCTGTGATGTCTAGGAATACTGGTTTATCAATTCTACCACCTCTCTTGAAGAGTGCGATTTCAGTTGTAAGACCAGCATTAACTCTAAACTTACCAGCATCAATTTTTTCAATAACGTCAAATCCAGAGAATCCAATCTCATTAGAAGCAGCAACTCTCTTACCCTGTTGCGAAATACCACCTCTTGCATAGATGTGATCTACTGTAGAGATACCAACATTTACAACGTAAGTATGATCGTCAATAATCTTATCAACAAATGTACCGCCTGATGCGAAGTCCTCACCACTTGGAGAATTATTTCTAAGTCTAGGTGCAAGAATAACACCTTGAATTGTACCACCACCATTGTAGAAACTAGGTGTTGTTGAAGGTCCTACTTGAATCTCAATATTATTATTGTCAATAACTCTATTAACAAGAGAACCATTGTAGTAAGGATCTCCACCTTTAGGATATACATGTGCTGTTGCATATCCGTCCTTAGAACATGTAAAGTATATTGACTCATTCTTTAACTTGACATTTCTAGGAACACCAGCTGCGGTTGTGATGCCATGAACAGTAGGTAAGAACATAGTCATAATACCTACCACATCATTGTAGTCTGCATGGTTAATGTTGTACTCTACTCTAGTAGAAACACCAACGTTTACAGTGACGTTGTTAGCAGTTACGGCACTAGGATACAGTGATGTATCGTGTGCAGGGTCAGTAGTTCTAGGATACGCATGTTCAGTAGAGTTCTGATCCATTGTACATGTGTACACGAATCCATTCGTTGCTAAACCTACAGCAGTCGTAGTAGATAAACCATGAGATGTATCAGTCGTCATAGTTACCAATCCACTGTTAGGATCGTAAGTAGCATTGGTTATATTGAATTTGACTCTTGATGTGATACCAACATTCATTGTGAATGTATTGGCAGTTGTAGAAACAATACCAACCTCTACATCGTGAATAGGATCAGTGGTTCTAGGATATGTGTGATCAGTTGCATAATTATCCTGAGCGCATCTCCATGTGTAGGAGTCAGTTGCAAGACCAACTGTATCTCTTGCAATCAACAGTGAATCTATATCTGCATTTTCAAATGTATGAATGTAATTACCGCCACTAATAACTGAACTTGTAGCAGCAGAAACAAAGATGTGTTCTGTTTGGTTGGATGACTTACCTACATCCAGTGTAATTGTAGTATCTGTTGTAGAAGTAATCTTAACAGAAGTATTGTAAGCAGGGTCTGGACCAGATATGCCGCTTGCCCTTGGGTAGAAGTGATTTGTCGCATGATTATCTAAGGCACAAGTGAATTTGAATCCCCTTGTTTTGAGTTTTACACCAGTTCCTTTTTTAAGTGTATGTGATCCAATATCTATAGTCATCAATCCTGTAAATGGATCATAAGAACCACTTGTAGGATCATGATAAACAAGAGGTGATGTTCCTACATTGACACTAAAGTTAGTTTCATCAATGCCAGTTACAGATAACCACTGTTGATCTGATGGATCTTTTGCTCTTGGATAACTCTTGATAGATTTTCTATTGTCCATCAAACATCTGAATCTAACAGAGTCTCTCTTAAAGTTGACTCTGTTACCAGTAATCATTCCGTGAGCCTGGTTAGTGGTGACTGTCATAATACCACTACCAGCATCATAGGTTGCAAACTGGATGGTCTTATCGTCGTATGAACCGTTAAAACCATGAGCATCAGAAGTCACCGTCATAATACCTGTGGTAGGTGTATATGCAGCAGTAGTAATACCGTAGTTTACGATTGTAGATACACCAACATTGATAGTCAGTGTAGTTGCTGAAGTAGAACCAATACCTACAGAGACGTTACCACCAATAGGATCATAAGAACGAGGATATGCGTGTTCTGAAGCATGATCGTCTCTGGCACATGTGAATACAATAGAACCTGTATTGATGCCAACAGTATTTCTTGCCTTCTTAAGACCACCAGCAGTTGCTGATTCAAATATGTGAGCTCCACCTCCAAGGAACGCCGTTTGAGTTGCAACACCAACATAAACAGAGAATGTATTTACACCAACGTTATAAATTGGTAACCATACGTTCAAGAATGGATCAGAGTATCTTGGATATGCCTTAGTTGCAGTGTATCCATCTAGAGCACATTTGAATGAAATTGATTCTAAGTCAAACTTGACATATTCACCAGCAACAAAACCGTGATTTGTGATGGTTGGTTCTAGTACACCAGTACTAGTACTATACGTTGCCGTCGAAATTGTATGAGATGACTGATTGATGTAAGAGTGTCCAGCACCCACTGTCATTGTCAACTCACCTGTTGCAGGGTTGTAAACTGATGTGGAGATGCCACGTTCTCTGATTGTAGATACACCAACTCTTATCTCAAAGGTATTAGTTGTGGCAGAAACAATACCAACATTGATGTTATGAATTGGGTCTGTAGGACGAGGATATGCGTGAACAGTTGCATAGTTATCCTTAGCACACTTGAATGATAATCCACCAGTCACAACACCAACTTTTTGAGTAGGTCTTTGAATTGCACCAGTAGTAGAATTTTGATACCAGTATGGAGTGTAGTCACCACCACCAGTGATCATTGCATCTGTACCAACACCAGACAAATTGTATGGATATGCACCACCAGCAATAACTGCATCTACAGCAACACCCTGATTAGGAACAAAAGCGTATATCTGTGATGAAGTAGTGGGTCCTACATTCACAGTGAAGAGTGTTCCAGCAGCACCAACTAAGGTTACAGTTTTTTCATAGTAAGGGTCTTGTGGTCTTGGGTAGAAATGATTTGTTTGGAAAGCATCCTGTTCACATTTGAATACGATAGATCCAGGCTTAAATTTGATTGCCTCCCCGACTTGGAAGTTATGAAGTCTGTCAAGAGAGACAGTCATAATACCAGTCTGCGGTGTATATGCAGCGAATCTAATGTTGTACTTGACTTCTGTAGTAATACCTACCTGAGTTGTAACTGTAGTTCCACCAACACTAATAATAGGAACAGCAGTGTTGTAAGTAGGATCCTTAGATCTTGGGTAGTATTTTACAAGACTGTTTCCATCAGCATCACAAGTAAATCCTAATGATTCTGGTTTGAATTTAAAGGTTTGTCCAGCTATTAGATCATGAGTTCCAATACTCATGGTCATGATACCTGTAGAGGGTGTGTAGTCCGCCCCAGACACAGTGTAATCAACTCTAGTAGTAATACCAGCAAAGACCTCAAATGTGTTTGTAGAGACGTTACTGATAGGAACCCAAGTATTGCTTAAAGTATCAGTGGTTCGTGGATAATATTTGGTTGTAGTAAATCCATCAAGTGAACACTTCCAACCTATAGAATTATCTGCAATTAAAACTTGATCACCATTTGAGAATCCATGATTAGGAACAGTGATAGTTAAGATACCGACAATCGGGTTGTAATTGGCAGTTGTAAGTGAATGTTGACTAGGTCCTGTTAATCCATGACCATCAACAGTTACAATTAGTGAACCAGTAGTAGGAACGTAATCAGCATTAGTAGGAGTAAACGCTCCACCACCTTCAACAAGGATTGCATTGCTGACAGCACTATCAAAGGTGTGTGCATAGTCTCCACCAGTCTTGATAGTCTTTTCATCAGAACTTACATATGTGTGTGCATAATCACCGCCTGCAAAGGTAGATGTTGCAGTTGCACCGATGAAGGAATGTGCAAAAGGTCCTCCAGTAAGTAATGCACCATCTATTGCACGAATAAAGGTATGATCATAGTCACCACCGTAAACTAAAGCACCATTGATTGCTTCTGAGAATAAGTGAGTGTATTGATCTTTAGGAGGTGCAGCACCAACATCTATTGCAAGTGCAGTGCCAGCATAACCTGTAATAGGTAGAGATGTATCGTATGCAGTGGATCTACTTCTTGGGTAGTAATGTTGTCTAGTACCACCGTCTAACGCACATGTAAATGCAAGACCAGATAATATAACATCTTTACCTAATTTGTATCCATGAGGTGCGGCAGTAGTAACAGTCATAACTCCTGTTACGTTACTGTACTGAGCCATTGATACATTCAATGCAGGGTCATAATCGCAAGTAAATGCGATACCAGAAAGTATTACACAATCGTCTTCTGTAAGGTTGTGTCTATCTCTTGTAAAGATGGTTGCAATACCAGATGTTTCATCATATTCTGCACCACCAACACGAACAGATGGAGCACTTGCAAATGTAACCGCAATACCAGTTACGTTCACAAAATCATCAGTCTCCAATCCATGACCTTCGTAAGGTATGAATGAACCAATACCAGCACCAACATTTGCAGTATGAATACCAGTGGTTGTCATTGCAGCACCGATATTTACTTGGAAATTAAGTGTACTTGTTACACCTACAACACCAAAGTATCTGTTTGCGTTTGAAGGGAATATGATATCACCAATTCCAGTGCTAAATGCGATACCAGTTATTTTAACAACGTTGGAAGTTGTCAATCCATGAGCAGATGCTGCGGTAATCGTAGCGATACCAGAAACAAAGTCATAATCGACTGCATTTATATTCTTCTCGTCTCCACTCTTGTTACCAAATGCAGTAACAGTTGTAATACCATTTACAGGAGTTCCTTCAAGGAATCCAACAGTCTTGGCACCAAAGAATCCTGTTCCACCATTATCAATAGTGAAGTTTGTAACGATTCCAGCTTCAGCTCTGTTTACAACACCACCACCGACATATTGATGTGGGAATGTAGAGACACCAACGAACGCTCTGAACGTGTTTGTAGTGTGTCCACTAAGAACATCAAAACCAATGACGTTTCTACCTTCCATGATTGCGGTATCAACGCCTGCTCGCACTAATCCTCCGCTAACATAGGCTAGTGGTATCGTACTGACACCGCAATCTACTAATACATTGAGACTGTCAATTACTTCTACAATAGGATATGCGTCTTCTCTGAATAAACTTGTAGATATGCCATCTGTAACTTGAACTTCTTTTACAAGTAAATTTCTACTTCTATTAGTTGCAGTTCCAATATAGTGGCCACCTGATACTCCAATAGTTGCGATACCAGTTACATAATCATACCCAAATGTGTTTATATTTCTCAGTGCAGAGACAGGAGTAAATGTAAATCCAGCACCTGTAATTCTAACTAAATCATTCTCAACAAATCCATGAGATGTACCACCAGTAACAAATGTACAGACACCTGTGAACTGGTTATAATCCGCTGTAGAGATGGCAACTGCCGATCCAGCAGATGTACCCAAATGTGCAGTAATACTTGCACCAAAACCTTGTGAAGACCTTACAGTGACTTTAGGTGGGTTTCTATATCCTTGTCCCTTTCCTTCTAGTTGAATAAACTGAAGACTACCTGTTGATCCAACACCAACTCTAGCTGCAGCTTTCAGGGGTAAGTAATATCCTGAACCAGTCTGTAATCCAACTTTATTAATTCTTCCAGCTCTAGGAACTCCACTCAGGAAGTTAATCTTATTATCTGCATTATTAACAATCTCAAAGTCAAGACCAGGCGTTTGAACAACGTTGTTTATCAAAATAAACGGATTGTTGTTAATGTCAACACCTGTGTTTACACTGTTGTACAGAGAAGTTACTACACCAAGGTTTTCTGACAAGTCAAACTGTGTACCTGCAACACCTGTAAATTCTAGTGCAATATCATCAAGAATTACGTTCTTATCTGCTGGATCAAATGGGTCTAATTTTCTAGAGAATAATCTACCAGCAAAAGAAGAACTTGTTTGCAATCCAATAGGTCCTGCTTGACCATATGGTGCATCAGTAAAGAAGATATTATCATCAATGATGTTATAGTCACCAGTGAAAACAGAATATGCAGTACCAACAGTATGACTAGTGGAGAGAGTACCAAAAGCACCCCTCTCTACAACAACCTGAGATTGTGTAGACGTACTGAACACTGGGTAATACCCTACTCCAGTATTGAAGATGATAACTTCCGATATCGTTCCGACACCACTAATTATAGGAAAAAACACACCCTCTGTTAAAGGTGTGGTTGTTCCTTCAATGGTAATCTTTGGGGGATCTGTTGCAGCGTATCCTGTACCACCGTCTAAAACTTCAACTTGGACTACTCCATACAATGAGTTAAAAGACGGTCTTAGTAGAGCTCCTGATCCTGGCGTGACTCTTGTTGACATTTAATCGTCTTCCTCAAATAATGTTAATAGAACTGCTGCAATAGACTCTGGTAACACCAGTGCTATCACGCACTATACTAAAGGTTAGAATATCATCATTGGCCGTTGCAGGCGGTGGGTTTCCACCAACCCATTTGACACCATTTGCAATAGATGCTCCATTCACTGTACAGGAATCTCCGTATGTGTATCCGACTCCAGCATTATTGATTAGAGTAACTGTTGTTGCCTTACTGTTGTCGGGATTGACATTAGTAAATGCCCAAGAAGAAACAGATGTGGTTATACCTCCAAGAACAACTGTTCCTTGTGCTAAGTCGAATGTGAACGTACCGCCTGCACTTACATTCAACTGATCACTAAAGTTTCCTACAACTTTTTCTGTAATATCAGAGTTGAAGTTAACCTGATCCATCAGGGTACTTGCACCACTGACTTGAATATCACCTCTAACATCCAATCTACATCTAGGAGCGGTAGAACCAATACCAGTATATGCTTCGTTAGTAACTACAAAAGACTTGTTATCTGATACTGCATCATCGGATACTCGCAATCCATGTCCATTACCTTTTGCAACTGCCCAGATAGTTGGTCTTTCTGCTGAGAATGATGCAACTTCTAATTGTGATGTAGGTAAAGATGTTCCAATGCCGACCATTCCGTCTGCTTTGATACGGAACATTGTTGCCGCAAATCCAACTTCAATAGGACCATCTGTGATTGCACCAGGCTGTTGAATTGTAATCTTACCAACATCTGCATAACTTGATGTCACAACACCAGTTGTATTGATATCAATATTACCTGTAACACTCGCTGCAAGACCAGCAAGAACAGACGTTGATGCAATACCAGCGTTTGTGGAATACCCAGCAGTGCTGGCAAAGGAAACAAAACTTACAAGGTTTGTACCATCTCCGAAAATATCATATATCTCGTTGAAGTTATCATTTATCTTAATAGTCCCTGCCAATAGGGTATCGCCCGTCCCATCATTAGGAGCCGAACCAGTACTAATCCCTTGTTTAGACATTACTTAAAAACGTTTTTTCTTTATTTATAGTTAATATGGAGGGTTATCATCGTGAGTAGCAAATGTGCTGTCACTTCTAGTCACGGTTGAGTTAACTCTCTTAGTATCATAATAGAAATCGGTAGCGACTGTACTGTTTGCCAATGCAGATCTTGCCTGTACAAATGTTGTGTCTCCGATTTGATTAATTTTAATCAATTCATCATCCATTCTGATGATGTCACCTTTGGAAAGAGAACCAATACCAGCACCGATTGCAATGCCCTGATCACTTGGTCCAACTGGGTCAGAGACCTCTACTCCTAACTTCTTGTTCTTGATAGGAGTTTGAATAATATTATCAATCATAATCAAGGCCTGTTTGTTTGGATCAGCAACCTTGAGTAAGTGAGTTCCAGTTCCTAGACCTGTAAATTGGAATGGTAATGATGTAGATAAACCAGAGATTCTGAACTTAACATCATCAACCTTCTGAATAAACAATTCATCAGGCATCACATCAGTTCCAAGTTCAACTGGACTTAAGAAGATGTTATCTGTAGGTGTAGCACCACCAATATATGTACCAGCAATGGAGATAACGTTAGTGGAGGCATAACCAGTACCACCAGAAACAATACCTATGTCGGTAACATCCAAGTTACCATCTCTAGTGATATTGAATATTGCACCAGAACCAGATCCATTGTTTGTCGATGGAACGTTAAGATACGATGTCTGAACACCTGTTCTTGTACCAGTAACTTTTGTAACTGGGAATGAAAGAATGTTAGCAGGATTTGTACCACCTAAATCGGTTCCAGCAATACTTACTACATCTCCAACAAAGTATCCAGATCCACCATTAGTTAGAGTAACTGCGGTAGATATACATTGACCAGTGGTTTGATCAAAATCAAACTTAACTTGGAATGTAGCACCACTACCTCTAGTTGATATGCCAGGTAATCCACCATTGGGATTTCCAAATCCATATATCCTAAAGAGTGAGCCTGGAGGATTTTCTGTCACTGCGGTTCCTGTAACAGGACCTGGAATCTGAACATTATATCCATTTTCAAACATTGCACTACCACCAACACCAGATGCCTTAGCAGCCATGATGATATCTTTAGTTCCTGTAGTGTGAGATGTAGTTGCAATACCAATCTTAGAACCGCCTTGAGTGTCGAGAAGCACAGTCTGGCCAGTCTGGAAGTTATGATTCTGGATACTAATGATGTTCAATGCAAGATCAACATTGGCAGTTGCTGCAGCATTATATGACTTCTTAAATACAGGTTCACCACCCACAGAGAGTGAGAACTGTTTACTACCAACTAATGTTCCTGTTCTGTCATGAGAACCATTGAAACCAGAGGAGATATCATCTAAGTTCAAGACTTTGTTAGTCTTGTTCATGATGAAACTCTTAATTGGTCTACCTTCTGGGAAGAAGATTCTCTGCACTGAACCATTTGGTAATTGATCATCCTCAGTTACCATGGCAAAGTTGGATCTCTTACCCATGTAAATCTCATTATCAATGTTTAAGATGAGATCAACTTTAGTATCGACAGCCTTGACCTTCATGGTAGGAGGGTAAGGATATATGAGTTTGTGTGGTGTGCTTGTATGTGCAGCACCAACCATTCTCACCTGTGTTCCATCAGCTCTCGTATGTACATGATATGGTCCGCTGTATGGTTTACCATCTACATAACCAATCAGATTAGATGGTAACTTTGATGTATCGAGGTTATCTTTAGGATCACTCTCAACAATTAAATCTGAGAACTCTAAGAATCCAGATGGGTGAACAATAGATCTTACAGACTCTTTCCATGTGTTATATGGAAGTCTGCTCTTGATTGAGTATGAGAACTTCTGGAAGTAGAAGTTATCCGATAATCTCTGACTGAAATCGTTGAGGATACCAACGTTCATGTCATTCTTAGTGACCTTATCTCTAGTAACACCAAGAGTTGTTCTAACACTAAATCTGTTTACATCTCTTACATTACCTACTAAACCAGATACCTCACCAACCAATGTGTCGCCAGATCTAAGAGTTCCAATAGTGTCTCTCAATCTAAGTTGACTAATATTACCTTTCCAACCACCTTCTGCAACAAATCCTTCAAATCTAGTAGATGTGACTTTTTCACCAGATAGGAACTTAGCATCATCAATGATTGTCATGTTGAACTTCGCCATATCATTGAAGTTCACAATAGATCCTAAAGTGAAATCGTCATCGTAAGAACCAAGGGTGACAGTAGAAATGCCAGGAGCATTTCCCATATCAAATGTAACAGTAGAATTTGTAGTGTTTACACCTGTAACTGTATAGAATGAGAAGTCATAGTCAGAAGAGTTGAAATTGCCCTCTCCATTTGCAAGTGAAGATGGTTTGATTCTACAGTTCTCAACAAATACCTTATCACCAACATCAAATGGCAACTTAACATCTGTAGATGCAAAGCCTGTTGTTACGGGAAGGTTGAACTGTGGGTCTAAAAGAAGTTCAACTGTAACACTTGTACCACTATGAGTTATGGCATCAATGTCATAACCATTTGAGTTATTGGTTGTAATAACACTGAGTGGTTCACTGAACTCAAAAGCGTTTTCAATGATATCAACCTTATCAACAGATCCACCTTTTACAGTTGCAGCAATTTTTACTTTATCATTACCACGAACTGCAAGTGTAGGAGGTTGATTGTATCTTGTACCACCATCAACCACTTGAATCTCATCCATCCTTGCAATACCGCTGATATCAACGATTGCAGGGACACTTAGGAAGGGAAGTAGAGTAGGATCAGTAGGATAGTCAAATCCATCTTTGATTCTTTCAATAATGTCAATTTGACCAATCTCAGGAGATGAAACTTTAACAATACCATCTCTACCCTGTGTACTAGCAAAACCAATGACTTTAGGAAGAACAGTGTATCCTTTGCCTGGGAAATTGATCTTTGTAGATGCAATAGGTCCTCTAGCGTTCTTAGAAGCAGTGCTATATGTGATTGTACTTACACCGACTCTAGATATGAGTCTTTGAGGTGCAGTTGGTTTTTCTTTCAAGTTGAAGGTAAATGTCTTATCATCTTTTCTGATAATTTCATGATCAGTCTTAAGAACGACATTTTTGAATGTTATGTTGTTTCTACCTGTAACATCCATATCAGAAGATCCATATAACTTTCTAGCGTCGGAAGGGACAACAGGAGTCAAGTTATAGAAGGTCTTTTTAGGCCAATCAGTGTTTGTTTTTACTTTGACTGTAGATCCAACGTTTCCAGAGATACCATCTCTTAAGATATTGAATCCAGTGGCATTTGTTCCATTAACATCAAGTCTTTGAGTGAAATTGAGATCCTCGAAGAAATCAAGTTTCATATCCAATAAACTTTGGTCTGAAACATCAAAAGTGATGATGTTACCAGTTATGAACTCCAATGAAGGATTAATCTTAGCAATGAAACTTGGATTGGTTGAAGATGGTGTTGTTATAGTTGTAATCGCTACAGGATTGGATTCAAAGACATCAGACTTGTATTTGCAGAGTTTGATGTTATCAATGTCCTCTCTAAGTACAAAGTAAGTCTCATTATGAACTAATCCACCAATAGTATTACCATTGTCGTAATAAACAACTTTATCGCCACTTTGGAAATCATCATCCCCAATATTGAAACTTCTCAAGTCATCAGTAAAGTCAGATCTAGAGAATCCAACTTTTGCAGTTGTAATCTTAGAAATGACTGGATCATACCTAAGTTCAACAGTCTCAGCGGCTTGTGGAAGTGCATCTAGTGTAATAATGTCGCCAGTGAGTAATTCGTGTACAGAACTCACTCCAACTTCACCAAAGAACCTTTCTACCTTGGTTGTAACTTTAGGGAAGTTAGTCCTGAAGGAATGTGCAAATCCTGAATTTGAGGCAACGTTATAGAACCAAACTGCATCACCTGTTGTAGGAATACCAGTTGTAGATAATCCAATGTAGTCTTGTTCAAAGTTAATTGCATAAACACTACTATCGTTTTCTAAAACCTGAGTTCCGATACCAGATGTAGCACCAGCAGAGACTTTTGCCCACACAATAGATGTTCCACCAATACCCATGTTGTAGGTCAACTCTTGACCTGTGAAGAACGTATGTCCCTTAATAAAGATTCTCTGTTGAGGTACAAACCTGTTTTCAATGGTTTGTGCTGCAGATGTGTTTAGTCCAGTAAGAGGAATGTCGTAATGTGTACCTGTAGAACCAACACCGACTGTTTCTTGTGGATTAAAGAAGGTAGTATTGTTCTCGAAGGTAAATCTAGTGACAGTTGAGTTTCCAACAGGGAAAGAGAACTTAGTTGGTTTTAAAACAATGTTATTAGTACCAACTGCATGAGTCATTGCAGCACCAACATAGTTTTCTCTGTTGATGAACAATCTAGAGAACCTTGTGTCAATATTAGTGACTGTCATGATCTCTGTACCAATACCAATCGTATCGCCAGGTTCAAACCCTCTTACATCAGTAACGAAGATCGCAGTGCTAACACCAGTGTTAGTTACGTTGTCTAAGAACTGAGAAAGACCAGATGTTCTTGTAATAACGCTAACTTTGCGAATACCATTGAACTCAGTAAAGTCAGCAGTGCTAATACCACTTAGAATTACACTTTCACCACTTGCAATACCATGAGGCACGGTTGTTACCCCAGTAATCGTTTCTTTGGTCTTAACTAACTCAGTTTCACGGAAAGTAGTAACTCCAATCTGTACAGAATCAACAGCCTTACCTAAAACTGATCCAATGACAATATTTGCTCCAGTTCCATCAGTTCCACTATTATCAAGTTCTAATACGTCGTCAACTTTGTATCCATCACCTCTAGAGAAGATAGTTACGGAAGAAATACCAGCACTCTTTGTTTTAGTGACTTCAAACTCTTGTTTTAAGGCATCCTTAACATCATCAATCAATTCATAGTCGGAATTACCATATGAGAGATAATATGGTGCTACGTTTCTTGTAAGTTCTCTTTCAGTGATATCAATATCCTGATTGAAGAAAGTTGTGAAGTTTTCTTCGATTGGACTGTCTTTAAATGATCCACCAAGTAGATATGGGAATTTTGGTTTGGCAACTCCACTAGAATCAACATCTACGCTGTAGAAGTAAGCATATGTACCATCTGGGTACTGTGGTGTTACACAATAACGCCCACCATGCACGTCAAGGTCTCCAGAGTTGTCAAAGAGGTAATCATTGGTGAAATACCCAAAGGCAAAGCCAGGAGGTCTCAGACCCGATCTTAGAGTGGTGTCAAGAATATATCCAGACTGCAATCGTCTAACGGCTCCTCCAGTTGGGGTTTGATATCCGTAAGGACCATAAATTGGATTACCATCGTAAGCAAAACCGAGTATAGGTGAGTGAAAAGCATTGGGAGTCTCCAGATTACCAGAATCAATATTGTCTCCGAGTTGGAATCTAAGTTTTTGTGGTGGATAGATGCCTATTGTCTGTAATTGGAAGGCAGGGTTTGTACTTGGTTTAGTAAGTAGTGAATCTTCATCACTAATGATGGCATCGTTCTTCTGAACTTGGTTAATCTTCCATTCGCGAACATTTGCAATGAACTTTGCAGATTTACCTCTGTTTTGAAGATCCAGAGTTGTTGTTGCTGAATCATAACCAATACCGCCGTCAAGAACTCGTACACCAGTAATCTTATCACCAGTGATGACTGGTCTGATGTCTGCAAAGTCACCAGTAGGACTAAAGATGTTAATATCGGAGTCTTCACGGTATCCTTTACCAGAAGCAAGAATCTGAACGTCAACGATTGAACCATCAATGATAATTGGTTTGAGTAGAGCGTTGAATACAACAGTAGAGATACCAACATCAGGTCTTCTGTGGAAATCCATGATGTTAGTGCAACCATAACCAATACCACCCTCTTCTAGGTAAACACTTTCGACTTCACCAAGAACCAGAGGTGAAAACTCAGGTTGAATAACAGTTGTACTACCAATAGCAGATAAACTTTCAACATTAACAACAATCGGAGGATATCTGAAGGTATGTCTACCAGAACCGAATCCACGAATGACAGTTGGCTTGTTTTTGTTGTAATTGGTAAGATTTCTTTGTGTAACAACTCCAACATCACATAATCTGAATCTATTATTGTCAATTACTTTAACTGCATACTGTGTAGTTGTAGAAAGACCACTTGCAATGGTTCCCTCTGTAGAATACTCAATAATCTCACCATTATTGAAGTTATGATTAAATGCAAGAACGTAATCGTCTGATGTGCTGATACCTGACTGCACATCACCGTTAGTTGGTCTACCTTGAATGATAACTTTCTTGTTTGAGTAACCAGACCCAGAATTTTTGACGTAGATCCTAGTAATTGTGTTTTTCGCTTGCACAGTTGTTAGACTGTGGAAACCAAAACTGATATTTCCGATATTTACAGTATTGATGCCTGCTTTTGCATCTTCGGGTGTCTTATGTAACTTGATTGTCTTCTCATTGATGACACCAGCGTAATATGTTGATCCATCAACAATATTAACGATAGGAGTGTTACCTCTAGAGTCATATACAATACCTTCTCCAGATTCAAAGTTATGTCTTATTTGGAAAGTGATACTTTCATCAAATGTATCAACAGATGTACCGTCAGCCTTAAAGTTAGCTACGATACGACCTCTGACTAAGTTAGACTCAAGGACGGCACCAGTTCCGTTACCACCAGTAACAGTAATCTTGGGTTTTTCCTGATATCCGATGCCAGGAGTAACCAGTTTAACTTCTCTGAAAGATCCAGACACATTAGCATGAGCAACAGCACCAGTTCCCTGTTGATCGTTGATGACGAGTGGAGGTCCTGTGATAACATCATAATCTTTACCAGAATTAGTAACTTTAATCTCTGTGATGTCACCGTGGAAGATCTGTTCATCAAAAACAGTAGGAGGAAACAGTTCAACACCGTTTGCTAACAATCCTACAGGTCTGTTGTTGATTTGTCTTTGATTCTTATCGTCGAATAAAGTCTGTTGCTTGTAATTAGGATACTTTCTAAGAATCTTTTGATTTTTAAGAGTTTTGTTCTCCCATCCTGACTTGTAGATGAACTGTCCAGAAGTATCAGTCTTGACAGCGATATATTTCTTAGCAAATACATCAGAACCACTATATGACAAGTAGAAGTCAGTTTGGTTGATAGCAGTTACAAAGTAGATACCAGTGCTGATACCACTATTGGTTGTATTGTCCCAATAGATCTTATCACCAGTCACATAGTTGTGATTTAGGAGTTGATTAGTGTTCGCTCCTACGGTGAATGAGGGGTCGTAAGATTGTAGGGTATAAGTAAACCCACCACCGAGTAAAGGTGTCCCAAAACCGTCTACAACCTCCACTGGGGAACTTTTTGTAAAGACCTTGTTGTCAGTTGCAAAGATTGGATAGTTAGGTAGACCAGAAGAAGTGATATAGAAGAATTCGTCATTCTTGTCTAAGTAACTATTCTGAATACCAACAGGGAAGTCGTCTACGCCTGGGAAATAGTCTGAGTTGTGAGATGCTTTAGTAACTGTTTTTGTAATTACAGTTGGATTAGATGGAATTGTTGTGGCAGTCTGAACAACAATAGTATTTGCATAAATCTTGGAAGTATTGGTTGCATCATACTCAATATCTTTAACTGTAATACGAGCAGAGTCTCCATTTTGATTTTTGATGACTAAAACTTCATCAATGTAGAAAACAACAGAATCGAAGATGTTAATTCTGAAAGTGTTGACGTTTACCTGACTAACTTTAGAAATATTATGACTGGAAGGGATATTATAGATCCAGTTATTGAATTGAGGTTGTTGTCCTAAGTCTTTACCGAATGAAAGCAATTTAAGACTGTCACCAATTTGCATATTGGTGGATTGACTTGCATCTGCATCATCAATGACGTTCACAAGTCTAAATTGCATTATAGATGTTTGACCAAAACCAGCATAAGCATATGCAAGTTTATTTTCAAGAATATCTGCACCAAATATCAAGTCTGTAGAGATCCCAGAAACGCCTAGGAACTGATTAATAGTTTTATCGTTATAACTGACGTTTAGGAAGTTAGCACCCTTTGTAGGTCTTACAAGAAGGGTTCCAGACTGTCCAAACCCAACTGTAGAGTCAACTACAATCGTACTTGACGCAGCACCGATGACCTCAAGTGTTTTTGTCTTACCAGGCACTTGGAAATTGCCATCAAATGATGTAGCATCCAATGATAACTCAAAAAAGTCAACTTGATTGATTGGTCTGTACTCTACATTGTAGATTGAAGCACTTACAGTACCAATTCCAGCAACATCTTGGAATAAGAAGTTACCAATAGATTCTAATGGTTGTCCACCAAAGAGGTTTTCAACTAAAACGTGTTTGGTTTTGAAATATACGTTTGCAGACGGAGTTATAGTTCTGTCAATCGGTTTGAGGAGTTCAATATCCTCACCGTATAGAAGTTTAAAGAGAATCTGGTATGAAGCGTCAGTTCCCTTCGACATGTAGAAGTCTTTTGCCCTAGTAAGAATATTAGTGACAGATGTTCCACTAATAAAACTTCTATTTTCAAATCCAGGCAAGAATTCAGTCTTGAATTTTGAAAAGAATGTCTGTAAGAATAGATTACTTAAATTTAAGACTGCCGATCCAGCTGGATGTGCAGTTGCAACTGTTTCACTGAACTGTAGAAACTCGGCATCGTCATCTTTTGATATTTGATCGATACCACTGAATCCTCTAGCACAATCAACAAAGGATGTGGCAGTTTTGGACTTGTAAGTTATAATTTCGTTCTCAATCTTCAACAAACCATATGTGTCTGGCCAACCAACTGTTGAAGCAACTTGAATTACGCTATCACCAGCAAAACAAGAGTCAGCAAGAGCTGTAGCTGGTATTAAAGTCTCATTATTGAAGGCACTAATCTGTCTGTACTCAGCAAGGTTGTTTGCCAAGTCAACGATACCTGATTGATGTTCCTGAGATTGATAATACTGATCTAGGAAGGCCTGGAACATTGCAGACTCTTCGTTAATGAACTCAGGAATCTGAGACTCAACTAAATGAGATATCTTTACTCTTTTAATATCTGTCATTTATCTTGTGTAGATTGATTCGCTAGCGTAACTAGATGTTGTGACGTATGCAGTAGCAGATGTATTCTCACCAGAGGATACAACGTCAGGAAGTGCATTAACAGAACTATTGGTAACGTCTAATTGTAGATAAAGATCTTTAAGAGCGATAACATCATTAGATTGAGGAATTGCCTCAACTTGTATCTGACCATTCGCTAAAGAAGTACCTGTTATATTTACCACATCAAGATTAATCTCTCCGTGGACGTAATCGATTGTACCAGCATCATTTTTAACGACTAAAGGTAGGTTGTTTTCAAGTTTAAAGAAAATGATCTTACCTACATCAGTTCCAGCAGTAGGAATGTCGCCCATGTAAACGGTTCCAGAGATATTACTTACGTTAAATCCTGTAGAACGTATTCCATAACCATTACGTTGTTTGAAGAACGCATTTCCGTAACAAAGTTCATAAGTTGCAAAGGTATTGATCTCAGGAGTGATGTCCCTTCTCATTTTTACCTTTGTAATGTTAGAAGTAACACCTCTTGCAGAGTCATCAATCAAACTGACGATTTTAGAATACTTAAATCTTCCCCCGAAAGCATTAATGTCAGATGATTGTGAATATGATGACAAAGCCTTGGTTACAGATGTCACCAGTTCAGCGGAATCTGAAATTGCGTTACTGTTAAAGTAAACAGAAGTATCAACTTCAACATAAAGATATTTGAGGTCGATAATTTCTGGTTTGATACCAGCAATCGAATATTGTTTGAGTTGTCTGGAAATATCGTCCTTTGTAATTTGTGAAAGGAAAGAACCGTTCTTCGGTTTGATGGAAATAAACACTTTTCCATACTCAGGTGGTTCGAGTTCCTCTCCACCGTAGGAGGTCACAGATTCAACGTTAGGATACACGAATGGAATTATACCTGTGTAGTCATTTGCCGTTACTGCACGGTATTGTGAGGAGTATATACGAGGTGCTAGGTATTTGATAGAACTAATGTCTTCAATATTGTCTCCATCAGCTGCTGCCTGTGAAGTTCTGACAACTGAGATGCCTGATGTGACTGATTGACCCTGATCATCCTCCAAAACTCCGACAAATGAGAATTTTCTAGCCTCATTTCCAAGTCTTCCATTTGACACAATGTAATTTACGGTAACTGTAGCTCCAGCAGGAGGTTTTTTACCTAAAATACCGTCTCCAAAGAGAATTTCATATTGTTCATCTTCAATTTCTTGAATTAAGAAGAGTTTTGACGTAGCATCAACTCTTAAAATGTTATCATACAGTGTATAAATCTCTTTTGTCGTAGATTCGACGATAACACGAATAGAAGTTGAGTCAATTTGTGCGTTTGGAAGAATAAAACGTTGATTTGGTTGAGAATAATCAATCTTAAAAGTTTTTTGAAGGTAAATTCCTTCGTAAATGTTTAAATTGTTGAATCTAGCGACATTAGTTTCGTCTGTTGTTGCAACAAAGTCGTCTGGAATTGAAAAAATGTAAGATCCGCCCTGTTGAGCACCTAAAGCAACCTGTCCAGCCTTCAAAGAAACGATTCTAGTTTCATTATCACCCATGTTTACTGAGAAATTAATGACTGCCCTAGCAGATCTAGTCGATCTGGGTACATATCCAATGTTTCTAGCAAGTGAAACAACGTTTTCTCTTAAAGTTGCACTGTCAAGGAAGCACTCATTGACTGCCATGTTGGTATTATAGGCAGTAATGTAACTATTGTACGCTAAAAGATCAATTAGAATCGAAAAGTTAGATCCTTCAAAGTCAAAATCTGAAAAATCACTGTTCGCTCGAAGATAATCTTTGATTTGAGCTCGAAGATCAGCGAAGTCTAGGTTTGTAAATTGATTGAAAGACATTATATTCTAGTTGATTGGAGGATAAAGTCTACATTTTGTCTTGGAAGGGTTAATCCAACGATGTCATATGCTATAGTTACATTCAAATCATTAGTATCGTAAGGAAAAGATATTTTAATACTCACTTCTGCGATTCTAGGTTCAAAGTTTTCCAGTAAAAGGTATATGTCATCCTCTAAACTGTAGGCCATTGCCTCATCAGGTATCTCAAATAGAGAATTTGTGATGTCACTTCCTAGACGTGGAGCGAAAAACCTCTCTCCAAGCTGTGTTCTTACCAGATTTTCAACAGATCGCTTGATTGCATCCTCATTTCCCAAGGCTCCAATGTCATCTGTGACAGGATGCTTTGCGAAACTAAGACTAATATCCCGAAAATACCTTTTCTGGACTAACGATCTATCGATTTTTGACATTATTCACTCAGATTTTGTTTTCTTTTCTTATCATTAGCGTCATCGCCAACAACTTCACGCAACATATCGTCCGATTCCTCTGGTTTTTCGATGAAACCATCATCGGGAACTGTAAATTGAGTGTTTTTTAACTTCATCATGGACAAAATTATTATCATTATGTATTTAGACACAAAAAAAGACCCTTTTTGAGGGTCTGTAAAAGAATTTTGAGTGAATCTTAGCCAGCAGCTAGTGGAGACTGATTAGAATTGGTGTTTGCGGCAGCCTTTTTGCGAGCTTGAGCACTCACATCGTACTGACCTTTGACACTGCCACTCTTTAAACCAGCGCTTTCTACATTCAATGGTGACTTTGTAGGATCTGAATCCATAACTACTTACCTTTTTTTCTTTTATTTATCAATTTGAGCCCGTAATCGGTCTGGAGAGATACCCTCTTCAAGGTAAAACTCCAGTCTTTGTTGTGCTTGATCCTTAGTAAGACCTACATCTTGCTTCGGATCGTTTACACACCACCCAGAAGTACCCAATTCGACTACTTTGTACTTGGTTTCCATTAGATAATCCTTGTTTTCTCGTGTCCAACGCGAATTTTAGGATCAATCCAGATCTCCATACCCGCTTCTTTTGCATCTAAGCAGAATGAAACGTCCTCTCCACACATATCTTGGACTTCACCTGAGTCAAAGACTTGCATTTTAGGTGCAAACCAAGGATACTTCATCTCCTTATGTTCAAATACACCGTTCTTGATGAGCAACCAACCGAATCCAGTGTAGTCAACTGTGAAAGGCTTGCGTCTACGAGAGATAGATTCAATGGTTTCGTGATTCATAACCCCACCATTCTTGGCAAAGTCCTCTTCTTCCAACCAATGTGCCACTGAAGTGGTCTTTCCATCCTCTGTGCAATACCAACCGCCAGCAATATCTTTCTGCATCCAAACCAAACGGTAGAACTTCTCTGTATCAAAGACGATATCAGAGTCAATCCAGAGTTGCCAGTCGTACTTGAGTTTACCATCCCAAGGAACTTGGTCAGGTCCACGCAATACGTTCGCACCTAGGCACTTGCAACGTGCAAAGTTAACCATAGATGAGTAGTCTTGACTGATCTGAATTGAAGATCCATTCTGAACGAGGTCAAAACAAAGTTGAACAAAGTTCTTGAGGAAGATATATGACACGCCTCTGCCAGGCAGACAGAAGACGATCGCTTTTCCTTTTGCTAATGCCTTCGCTTCCTCAAGATTAAAATCATCCTCAACCTTCTTAGTCTTGGGAGCGTTTGCTTTTACTGTAAATCCTTTAGCCATAACTTGTTGTCAGTACATAGTAAGTATACCACGGTCAAATCAATTTGTCCATAGTGTTATATTATATAGT